GTTTAGATGATAAAATATTTAAATTTAGATATGTAATACCAAAAGATTCTTTAGTAAGTGGAAGACCACCACTAGATGGTTTTATTATACAAGAATCAAGTAGTAATATTGGTTCAAATTTTGAATTATCTTCTCAATTTGATTTTGATACAAATACACTAACTAGATCTGATAATCTTAAAAATATAAAAGTTATTTCTGGTGCAACATACTCTGGTGGAGTAGTAACTATCACATCAGAAACTCCACACAATTTATCAGTTGGTTCACAAGTTAATATTCAACAAATTTCTTCTTCTGATAATACATCGGCACAATATAATGTTGGATATAACGGATTATACATAGTTACTTCAATTTTAAGCTCAACTAAGTTTACGTATAATACAACAAAAACTCCAGGAACATTTCTAAACAATATCTCATCTAGGACTACATCTCTTCCATATTTGACTCGAAAAAGATATAAAGAAACATATATCGTTTATAGAACACAAGAAATTCAATCCTATGTCAGAGATCAACAGGATGGAATTTATCATATCATAGCAATTAATGCATCAAATTCACCACGAGTGAGTGAGTTTTCGCACCTAAAATTATCTCAACCGATTCAATATCTATATCCACAAGAGAATAGAGATAATCCAGTATCAGACCCTCAATCAACTATATCATATGCTTTACCAGATCCAATAGGGCAAGTGGTGATAGATGATCCACAAAACAGTTTAACAAAAGAAACTTTTGAAAAATTTGTAAATGATCATAGAGTAGGATTTGGTATTACTAACATTATATCGTCCACAGGAACATCACACGTAATCCATACTGATATTGATCATGGCTTGAATGGTATATCTAGATTAAGTATTGTCCCTGGTAGTGCCGGACTTGCATATGGAAATATTTCTGGAATTAGTGCAGATTTATATAATGCTAATTTAGTCGGATTTGCTGGATCTACAGTTGGGGAAGCTGCAACTGCAGTCATTAGAATTGACGCAAGTGGTCAAATTACAGACATAAAAGTAATTAATCCAGGTAGTGCATATGGAGTAGGCAACACATTATCAGTTGTAGGCGTCGCAACAACAACAGGTCACGTAGCTGCTACCGTTAGAGTCGAATCTGTTATTAATTCTATAGATGATGTAATAAGTGTTGACAATATTAAACACGATGATTTAATAGAATATAATAATCTTTATAGAGTTACAGGAATCACAAGTAGTAGATCTATTGTTGTTTCTTCTGCTTCAAGTATTTCGAATAGACCACTTAGTGGAATATCTACAGTTATATCAACATCAAGTATAATTTCACAATTAGGACCAAAAGCCTTATTTGTATCGGAATTAACTCACCCTGTAAATTCAGAAGTTGGTATAATAACGACCACAACAGCACATGGTTTAAAAATAAACTCAAAGGTAAAAATATCCGGTGCAACACAATCTCAGTATAATAAAGATTTTATTGTTAAAAAAATTAATAGTTTGACCTCATTTGATTTGACTCTCGGATTTACAACTACTTCCAATACAGTAGAGTCTTCTCTTTATGTATATCCATATACTTATTCATCTAACTTTGGATCAATATCAATTTCCGATGAAAAAACTACATCTAGATTGATTCCACCATTTGCTGGAATTACTACAACAATTTCAGCAAATGTAACTTCTTTAGATTCTACTATTACAATTCCAAATGCGATTGATACTGGATTGAAAATTGGTGATTTCATTTCAATCGATAATGAGATATTTAAAATTTCCGAGACTGTAGCATCAAATGTGATTTCAGTAATTCGAGGTGTTCTAGGAACTATTGTTGAATCACATGTATCTGGATCAATTGTAAGAAAAATATCTCCAATTCCAATTGAATTGAGAAGGCACTCAATTTTAAGAGCATCTGGCCACACATTTGAATATGTTGGCTTTGGTCCAGGAAATTATTCTACTGCACTACCAGAATCTCAAGATAGATTAATTTCACCACAAGAAGAATTATTCTCACAATCGTTTAAATCTGATGGTGGAATTAATGTATTCACTGGAATGAATAATGATGGTGATTTTTATATTGGAAATAAAAAAGTAAGTTCTTCAACTGGACAGGAAGAAGTATATGATTCACCTATCCCAACTGTAACTGGTGAAGATTTTGAAATTGGTAGAGCTGATGTCATCAATCCACTTGAAATAAATGTAACCAAATCTATCAAAGTTGAAGGTGGTACATCAAAAGATATAATTTCAAAATTTGATGGTCCAGTAGTATTCAATAATAAAATTACTTCTACTTCCGACAAAGGAGTCGAAGCAAACTCTATATTTATACAAGGAACTGCAAATGTATCTAGAAAACTAAGTGTTGGCATTTCTACCCCAACACTTATTGGAAATGCAGGTGACATAGATTTCAATTCAACTCCAGATAATGGTGGATCGGCAGGTTGGATATTTACCAATCAAAATCAGTGGAGAGAATTTGCTCCAGTTAAAGATTTAAATGGAAGATATGTTGGAGTATGGAGTGGTACATTTTATGGTGATGGATCTAATCTGTCTGGACTAGAATCAACATGGATTGTCCAACCTAGTGTTGGAATATATACTGGTAGTAATGTTGGTATTGGAATTACAGCCACATCAAAAGCAAAGTTACGTGTAAATGGAATCGTAAATGTAACTGAAATTATTGAAAAAGCTACCATTGTTACCACTAATTGGCCCAATTTAGTTCCTTCCATAACTCCAATCGATATTTACGTCGGAGATAATAATGTATACTATTACACAACTCCGTCTTCTGCGAATTGGACCATAAACTTTACTGGTGGCCCAAGTACTTCTTTGGGCAGTGTATTGGAAGTTGGTGAATCAATTACTGTTGCATTTATAGCAACTATAGGTACTATTGGTAGATATAATAATGCAATCACAATTGATGGAGGAGCATTTACTAATGTTTATTATTATGGTGGATCGGCATATACTTCAGGTACTCCAAATGCAATTGATGTATATACATATGTGATCATTAGAAAATCTACATCTGGTACTATAAATGACCAATTTACAATATTAGCATCTCAATCAACTTACGGTATATAAGATATGCCAATTATAGGAGCCATAGGAAATGCATCTGAGTATGCATATCGTTCAAATTTAATTGATTTTCCAGATCCATTTGATTTTACAGATTTATCTAATGTAGAACCTGGAGTAACATATTATAGTGAATATGTTAAAATTACTGGAATTAAAAGTAAACTAAAAGTTGAGATTGATCCAGGTACATCATATTCAATTTTTGCTAGTGTATTTGATAATTCAAGTAGATCATCTCTTGCATTCGATAATGATAACACATCGAATGCAAATTTTTCACAAGATTTGGCACCTAGTCTTAGATATACATCGGGTGAATCTTATATTTCAAATAATCAATCAATAATACTTTCTAGGCAAATCCCATCTGTTCCTACTTTACCTAGTGCTTCACTTGATAGTAGTTTAATTACTTTTGATGAATATAATCCTAGATTTAGTCAACAGATATTACCTTCATCTACTCTTCCTACAGTTTTTGGTCAAACTTATACTTCTACTGTTTCTATAGGAAAATCAACACAAGATTGGGTACTTAAAGTTAGAGATATAGATTCAACTGTAAATAACTTTAGCTTCAATTCTTTATCCAATGTTTTTGCTGGAATTGCGGTCACTTCTAATGAAATTACTATATCTGGACTTGAAAAAAATTATCTGTTCCCAAGTCAAGTATCAACAAGCAATGCAAGAATAATAGTTGATAATGTAGCTTTTCCTGTTGGTGTTTCTACATTACTTCAAAATGGAAATTTGGTTAGATTGGATACAAATTCATCAACAAGTTATAGTACAGCAAAATCTGTTAATCTGGATGTTTCTGGATTTAGTACTAGTTGGAACGTTACGACTGAACCATTAGATCTAACTCCTACATTTACTTTTTATGATTTAGGACTTTTAAATCCATCAAAAACTCAATTTTCTCCAATCACTAATGCAGCCCTGACTGCACTTTACAGTACAGCTGTTTCAGGAAATTTTCAAAGGTTTGATATTAGCGGACTGAATGTCGGTTTATCAACAAATATAACATTCACAAATGGAGCTGAATATCAAGTTATAAGACCAGGTACTACTGCAGGTACTGCCTTGGAGTCAGCATCTACTGTAAAAAATTTCACTGATCCACCAATACTTGTACAAAATGGTGATGGAATTAGAATTCGATTGACCTCATCTGCGAATTATAGTACAACAGTCACAACTTCAGTTACAGTTGGTACAGTTACACGGCAAGTTTGGTCAATTCAAACACAAGCTGACCCTGGTACTGGTACTGGTGGTCCAATCACACCAGACCCACCACCACCTACTATACCAACAAACACTATTAGTAGATATTATAATAGTACTATAACAGATCATTTTTATGGATTTGGTTCTGCAATATCTGGAACTGTGCAAGTTAATCAAGCAAGTTCAACATCTGCACTTGCATACAATACAAATGCAGCATGTTTTATTGGAGATGAAAATAATGGAAATGACGCCTTTGTCAATTTTGGTAATGATCCCACTTATGGTGGAAATTATTACCTTATAAGACCAGTAATAATATATAATGTCATATCAAGTGCACTTGTATCAAATCGTAATGCAAATGATGTAACCGATATCTCCGATTTGGGACTTACAGATATAGGTTTTACACAAAGACCAAATGGACTATTTTATAATAGATACATACAAAGATTTAGAAATCTTACCAATAATTTACAATCATTAGCGAGGTCATGGCGCTTTACTTACTCTCTTAATGGATATGGGCTAGAATCGAGTAATTTTTTCAGATGCTATCAATCAAACCCTGGTGGTGGAGCACAACAATTGTATCTATTATATTCTCATGCCAACCAAGATCATTTATTGAGTTTATCGAATGCTGAAGGAAGCCCAAGTTACAGTTTAGTTCAATCTTTGGGATGGGTGTACCCAGGAACAGGAGCTCAACCATCTGGAACTAGACCTTTATATAGACTATACATATCAGCTGATGTCAATCACTTCTACACAACTTCAGATGTTGAAAGAGCTAATGTTATTGCGGCAGGTGCAATAAATGAGGGGAGAATTGCATGGGTTCTTTGATGTAATAAATAATAAAAAAAGGGGATAGTGAACCTTTAAGGAGAAAAAATGGCTTTAAGTAAGAATTTCGTCATAAGAAATGGACTTGAAGTTTCCAACGATTTAATTTATGCTGATGCTAGTTTAGATCATGTTGGAATCGGAACTACAACACCTCTATATCACTTAGATACAATTGGTGATATAGCTTTAACTAATCGTCTTTTAGTTGGAGTAAATAGTTCACCAACAGTTAAAATAACTACAGGAATTGCATCCGCTGCCTCACCAGGTGTAATCAGTGGAATAAATACGTCTTCAATAAGAATTAACGATACATTAACAGAAAGTCTTAATACGTATTTTTCACCTGGAACTAGAATAGTATCAATAGGAGCATCAATATTAAATTTAAATGTAGCTCATTTAAATGGAATAGGATCAACTACTCTTAATATCACTGTTAGTCGTAGAGTGACTTCAGGTGATAAGGATAACATATTAGTTTCAAATGGAGCTAACATTGGTCCAGAATGGAAAAGAATCGATGAATTTATTGCAATTGGAGTTACTCAAAGTAATGATAACATAAACTATAATGTAATTTTTACTGGTAATCCAGGTGATATAGAGACGAAGCTTAGAGTCGATAATAATGGATTAATTTATAATCCTTCACTTAATAGACTTGGTATTGGGACAAGTGCCCCATCGGTAAGTTTAGATGTAGTTGGAAATACAAAAGTTTCGGGTATAGTCACGACAAATACACTTTTAGTTACTACTGCATCTACTCTTGCTAGTGCAAATGCAACTTCTTTAACTGTAACTCCTGGAGACACAAATCTAGAAGATGTTTTTGCGGAAGACATAGAAGCAACATCATTTAGAATAGGTTCTCCGCCATCTCTCACTGATTTTCAAATTGATAATTATAATTTTTATAGACAATCTTCTTCCTTTTCGGCAACAGTCGGAGTTGCTGTAACAGTAGATTCATATAATATATCAGCTTCAAACTTTAAAGTAGCAGAATATACTTTCTTCATTCAAAATGGAGCAAATATACAAGCACAAAAAGTTCTTTTGATGCAGAATGGCACTACTGCATTCACTGAAGAATATGCAATCATGTATAATCCAAATATTATAGTTTCAATTGGATCCACGATATCTGGATCTACTTGCAGTCTATTAGCCACACCTGTTACGGGAACCGTTGGTATAGTAACTTATATGTTTACAAGAAATAGCTTGAGATAATATGGAATATAAACACTATACTCTAAGTGTAACTGATCCTGAATATTGGCAAGAAATTCATGATTTATTATGTGACGAGTCTGATTGTGATTATATTCCAAATCGATGTGTAGAATGCACTGACCCAAAACATCATAGTCCAACAAGAGGTACTTTCTTGCTCACTGAAAGTGAAGTACAAGAACTTACTAATCACCCAAAAATCAGTTGGATTGAATTGTCTATGATTGATTATCCAAATCAATATCCACAACCAGAACATTGTTTGCCTAGATGGCCAACTAATGTAAAAATCTACAGAGATTTGGACTTGAATCGTCCTCCGACCTCACCTACATCTGCAGATTTAAATCGAACTAATTGGGCACTAAAAAGAACCACGTTGAAAAAAAATTCTGATTTTTGGAATACTATAACTGGGGAATTCGTTCCTCCAGTAAATGACAATATAAATTATACTATGATGGGAAATAATGTAGATATTGTCATACATGACTCAGGTATTTTGCAGTATCACCCAGAATTTATGGACGTTACTGGAAAATCTAGAGTTAGAGATATAGTTCTAGATGGACCATATTATATTGATCCAGCTCATTTCAATTTAATTGGAGCCACAGTATTAAAACCAGATGGAAGAATAGGAATAACTAGAACTTCTGCAATAAATTGGTGGCAAAATGCAGCGAGTAGATCTTCATCTTTTTCTGCTATAGGGACATTTATTATACCGTCATTATATACAGAAGAAAATACTCTTGGGACTAATTTGAATGGAACAAATGGAATGACAGATTCTCATGGTACCGCATGTGCATCTCTTTCTGCTGGAAAAAATTTTGGAACTGCTTTTGCTGCCAACATTTGGAGTATTTTTGGTCCAACTCAAAATCCTAAATTTATTATGCCCATTGAATTGGCGTATGATTTGATGAAAATTTTTCATTTATATAAGCCAACAAATCCGTCAACTGGAGTTAAAAATCCAACTATCATTAATGCAAGTTATGCCTATGTTGGTGGATTTACTGCAACTGATACTATAAGTTATAGATTCAAAAATCAAACTGGTACTTTCACTGGAAATGCTCCAGCGACTGATCCAACATCTCCAGTATTATATGCAAAAGAATCTTTAACTAACAATTTATTGGCAACAAATTATGGTGCATATAGAACATTCAATACTGAATCTTCTAGTTCCAGTGTTGTGACATCAGGAGAAGAACTTATGAATTCTGGTGTTATATTTGTGTCGGCTGCTGGAAATCAAAATCAAAGAGTGGGAGTTGGATCTGATGATCCACATAGATTAGATTATTATGAAGATTCTATCTTTGGCATTTATAGAAACAATCCAAATTTTCCAGCAGGATGTGCACCAAGTGGACACAGAGATTGGTTACTTCCATGTGGACTTGGATTTGATTCGGTTAATGATTTTCATCCCGTAATAAATGTTGGTGCTATGGATGAGTTTATTAATGGAGATTACTCAGAAAGAAAAGCTTTTTATTCAAATAATGGTCCTGGAATAGATGTTTGGGCACCAGCAGATGAAACTCTCGCTGCTGGAATTTCTGGATTGGATCCATTCCGTAGAGTTGATAATTCTGTATTTTTTGATCGTTTATTTAATGGCACTAGTGCTGCTGCTCCTGTTGTAGTCGGAATAATTGCCATATATTTACAATTAAATCCATTAGCTACTTCAGCTCAGGTTAAAAATTGGTTGTCTACAATTGGATCACAAACTCTAGTTACTGAATATTTGGATCAATATCCAAATGAATCTGATACATTATATTGGTCTGGTACTTTTAATATGAGAGGTGCACCTAAAAAAATAGTATATAATCCTTATGAAAATAGTATCACTCCAACACCAACACCACCAGAACCACCAACGCCACCAACACCACTTCCACCAATAGTTGATGATGTTAGAGTAAAACTTGTAATATCTGGTGATACTCTTTTGTTAGATGGAATTTCAATAGAATAAATATTTAAAAAAAAGAGAAATGTCAGATAAAAGTTTTGGCGCAAGAAAAATACATCTGATTGGTGGGGAAGAAGTACCCAACATTACAAGTCAAAACGATTTAGATATCAATGCTGTTAATGTTGCAATTAGCACCAATCTTGGAGTAGGAAGTTCAGTAACTGCTCAAACATATTATGGAGATGGCGTAAATTTAGTTGGAATTGTAACTAACTTAGTTCCTGGCATTGGTATTGATTTATTTCCATCGCAGACACCTGGTAATAAAGGTCAGGTAAAAGTACAAGCATATAGGCCATTAGGAAAAACCATTTTTGTTACTCAAAATGGAAATGATAATAATACTGGATTGACTGAAAGTGATGCAAAGAAAACAATTAAAGCCGCAGCAACGGTAGCTGTATTTGGAGACACTATCAAAGTGTATCCTGGCGTTTACGTCGAAGAAAATCCAATTGTACTCAAAAAGACAGTTTCTGTAGAGGGAACAGAACTTAGAAACTGTGTGGTCACACCAAAATATCCATACCTTGATTTGTTCCATGTCAATAATGGATGTCACATTACTGACATGAGTTTTATTGGACCAAATATGACAGATGGTGCTGCAGTTGTGGCACTTCAACCTCTCCAAGGTGTTTCAGTAGATAGATATTTCGATGCTGCAAGAATGCTTCGTTTAAATCTTGATTATATTGCAAGAGAATCAGTTGGATTCCTTACCAGTGGATTTAGTGGTTTTGCTGGGAATCATAGAGAGCAAGATGCGGCAAGGCTGATTGATAAAAATTTAAATTATATTTCCGCAGAAGCAGTTGGTTTCTTAACATCACCAACAGGATATAATTTCTCACTTTCTAGTGGAGATTATACAAATTGTAGAGAAGATGTTGTAAGTATAATGGGAGCAGTCTCATATGATTTGAAGGCAAATAGTAATCGTAAGTCAGTTGGTGCGGCACTCTCATACTTTAATAGTTCTGGTGGATTAATTCATATTACAGGTATTGCAACACAACAAGCAACAATTGCTGCATTGGATTATGCAGTTGGAATTGCTAAGTCTGTAATAGACAATGTGTCTCCACCAATATCATATCAATCTGGAATTGGTAGCATTGCACAAGTTAAAGATTTATCTGTAATTGCAGTTGCAGGTGGATGCGTTGGAGTTGGAACTACAATTGCTCAACTTGTTGGTATTGTCACACAAGCAATTGGAGCAGCAAGTACAAGTGGACTACCTTCGATTCGTTTTGGCGTAACACTAGAAAGCAAAGATTGCTCAGATGATGTAAAAGATATTTGGAAATGTGTGATTCATGATATCACAAGAGGTGGAAATTCTCGCTCAGTTGACGCAGGAAAATCATATTATGACTCAAATTGGAACTTAATTCCACAGATCCTTAAAAATCCGAATGAGGTTAACCAAACAGTTGCCACACTAGATTATTCATTCGGTATTGCTCGCTCTGTAATCAATAACTCAACATGGGGAGGATATCCTGTTGGTCTAGGTACAACAGTAACAAATGCTGTATATGATAATATAACAGGGGTGACTTCAATCACTGCATTGAATCATGGACTATCATTAGATGATGCAGTAAAAATAGTTGGATTAGGATTTACTTGTCCTTCTGGTCCAGGTATTGTTACTTACCCATCAGGATCTTTAGGTTACATATTTAATGTATTAAGAGTTGTAGATAGTAATAATTTTGAAGTTATAGTTGGACAGTCCACTCTTCCACATACTTATGTTTCTGGGGGAAATGTACAAAAATATACTAATTACCAGAATCAAATTTCCCAAGTAAAAGATCTTGGGATGCAAAAAGATCCATTGACTGGATTTAATAATGGAGTCAATGGTTGTGCCAATGTCGTCTCTGCAATGAGATCTTGTGTTGGAATTGTAACAAATATTGTTGGATATGGATCAACTGCTTTTACATCAGTAGGCATCAGAACCACATATCCAGGAAATTCTGGAATTGGATTCACGTCCATTCTCGGGATTACTTCAGCAGTATATGATGAAGTATCTGGTAAATTGACTGTAATTTCACCAGGGATCAAAGCAATAAAAGGCGAATCGGTAGAAATAAGAAATCTAGCATTCAGCTGCAGTTCAGGTGGAAGTGGAATATCAACTCAATCATTCCCTTCTGGTAGATATGGATATGACTTCTTTATCGATAAGGTAAATAGCAATGGCTCATTTGAAGTTTATGTTGGAGCTTCGACTTTACCCCACACTTATGCTGGAGGTGGATTCGTATTGGATAGAACGGTTGCAATAACAACCGCAACTTATAATCATGTGACTGGAATTACAACAATTAAAGCAAATGGACTTTCAATTGAAACTGGAGATTTAGTAAAAATTAGAGGATTGCAATTCTCTTGTCCAAGTGGAAGTGGAACTACTACAATATATCCAACTGGAAATAATGGTTACGAATTTAGAGTTCTAGATATAGTAGTAGATAAACCATTTAATGTCACAAATGCAGTTTATAGCAATATAACTGGAATTGCAACTATAACTGCCCCTGGAATAGCGGTTACATATAATGATCTAGTAGAACTAAGGAATTTAGAATTCAGCTGCCCTAGTAGCCCACCAAATCTACTATACCCAACTGGAAATAATGGATATGAATTTAGAGTTCTAAGTTCAATTGGATCTACGTTTACAGTTGATGTTGGTAAGTCAACCATTCCCCATACTTATGTTCCTAGCACTGGTACTGTAATTAATAGAACTAAAACTGCAAATGATACATTTACGATTAATGTTGGACCATCTACAATTCCACATACTTATGTTTCTGGTGGAATAGCAATTCCTGAATTTTCTAGAGGAGTTGGACCAATTACTCAAGGTCCTTACATTAGAAACTGTACTAATTTCATTGGCGATAGTATCGGAATGAAAGTGGATGGATTTGCTGCTGAACCTGGCGATCAAGATGATATTGGTGTAACTGGAACTATGAGTGTTGATTCTTACACTCAATATAATCAAAATGGAATTGGAGTGTCAATTACTAATGGAGCTTATGCTCAGTTGGTATCTATTTTCACTATTTGCGATGATATTGCAATTTATACTGGCTCTGGTGGTCAATGCGATTTAACTAATTCCAATGCCTCATTTGGTAATTATGGTTTGTACTCAAATGGAGTTGGAGATCAAAATTCCAAGTCAATCTATCGTTACACCGGCAAAGTAACCCAAGAAGCTCCAATTGAAACAGATACAATTACTGTGTCTGGCGTTGGTACAAATCGTCCATATGATGGACAAGCATTATATTTTGGTCAATTGTATAATACAGTTCAAACAATAATAGTAGACAATCCAGGATTAGGATATTTACCTGGATTGCCACCAAGAGTAATTATTGATCTACCGGAGGGTCCAAATGGTATTCGTGCTGAAGCTTCCGCAAATGTTGATGTTTTTGGTAGAGTTACATCGATTGATGTAATTAGCAATGGAAGTCAATATGTTGGTATACCAACAGTTTCAATTGATCCCCCACCAGGAGCTGGAATTCAAGCAGTTGCGAGAGCTACGTTATATCCGACTTATTATAATATAGCTTCAGCAACAGACCCTGTAAATGGAGTCTCTACTATAGTGTTGACTCAGACTCTAAATAATACAGTTGGGGCTGGTACTACAGTATATTTTAATAGATTAAGTCTACAAATTGCTACTACCATTTCGTTTGAATGGGTGGGAGCAGGGACAAATATCAACACTGCAAAGCCTGCATTAGGTGGAATTACAAATCCAGATAATGAAGTTGTTAAATTAAATGGTGGACAAGTGGTATATACTAGTACAAATCAGGCAGGTAACTTTAAAATTGGTGATGATATTACAGTTAATCAATTAACTGGTACAATTACTGGAAGGTCTTTCGATCAAAGTTTGTTAAATACAATAACACCTTTAATCATTGCATTAGGTAAGTAAAAATGGCAGCAATTGCACTCAATAAATTTAGAACAATTAGGGTCGGTGTTACAACCAATATGGTTGGAATATACACTTGCCCTATTGGTGTGGCATCTATTGTTATCTTATCTCAGGTAACAAATGTCTCCACTGCAGGAACAACTTATAACGTAACTGCTATACATTCTCGTGATTTAGCAATTCAGCCAACTGAGATTAAAGCTGATTATAAATTTGCAAATCAAGTTGACATCCCAGCAAATGACAGTGTTTCTTTGATACCAGATGGTAGACTTGCATTAGAAACATATGATGTAATTAAAATTCAAGGTAATGAAAATGGTGTTCTTGAATTAATTCTAAGTGTCCTCGAAACTGCTAAGAAATAAAAGTAAATGACTAAGTATACTTCAGGAAGAGTAAAGAGATTCCCACAATCGGGAATCACTTCAGATCGATACCAATTTTTAGGCTTAGAGCAAGCTGAACCTGATCTTGGCGATCCTATTGTTGGTGTTTCTTCTATCGGGGTAAATCCAGCACCTTATGGTGACCAATATGTTTTAACCAGTATTGCTGGACAAACAGGAAAAAGATATTGGATAAAAGCAATAGATCTCAATACTGATGGTATACAAGGTACGCAAGGTTCACAAGGAACACAAGGACTACAAGGTACTCAAGGTATCGGAAGTCCTATAGTTGAAATTTTAGGGACAGTTCCAGTATTTACTGATTTACCTGGATACGAGACTCCACCAACTCCACAGACTTATACTGGAGCAGCTGGTGATGCTTACATTGAAGAAGCCACTAATAATTTGTGGATATGGGATAGCACTAAATGGGTTAACGTAGGGCAAATTCGTGGACCCCAGGGAGCTCAAGGATCTCAAGGATTTCAGGGTACACAAGGTCCACAGGGACCACAGGGTCCACAGGGATTACAAGGAACTCAAGGTCCACAGGGTTTACAGGGAATACAAGGATCACAAGGTCCACAGGGTTCACAGGGATTACAGGGACCACAAGGACTTCAGGGACAAGCTGGAACTGCACAGGGAGCTCAAGGTTCTCAAGGAACACAAGGTCTTCAAGGTCCACAAGGAATTCAAGGAACACAAGGAATTCAAGGACTTCAAGGAAGACAAGGATCACAAGGTCTTCAAGGTCCACAAGGAATTCAAGGAACACAAGGAATTCAAGGAAGTCAAGGTTTACAAGGTCCACAGGGAGCACAAGGTTTACAAGGTATACAGGGTACTGCTGGTAACGTACAAGGAGCTCAAGGTACACAAGGTAGCCAAGGAACACAAGGTCTTCAAGGACCACAGGGAATTCAAGGATCACAGGGAATTCAAGGTGCTCAAGGACTTCAAGGAAGACAAGGATCACAAGGTATCCAAGGATCACAAGGTCTCCAAGGAGCTCAAGGTCTTCAAGGACCACAGGGACTTCAAGGAACTCAGGGCATTCAAGGTAGCCAAGGTCCACAAGGAACGCAAGGTTTACAAGGCTTACAGGGTCTCCAAGGTATTCAAGGACAAGCTGGATCAGTTCAAGGTGCACAAGGTTCTCAGGGCACACAAGGAGCTCAAGGTGCTCAAGGACTTCAAGGTATACAAGGAAGTCAAGGTTTACAAGGTTCACAGGGCACACAAGGAGCTCAAGGTATTCAAGGAGTACAGGGCCAAGAAGGAATTCAAGGACCAAAAGGAGAACCAGGATCAAATAATAATGGATTTAATGTAGTAAATGAAACTCTGTCCAACTCAAGTTGGTATGTTGGATTATTATCCACATCATCTGGCGTTTCAACAGATGTATACGTATCTGATTCAAAATTAACTTTTAATCCATCATCAGGCAATCTTGGCATTGGAACCACAAATCCAACATCATCATTACAAATCAATAATACTAAAGGAACTGTTAGTGTTGGAGTTGTAACATCACGTATTTCCTCTGACAATGGCATATTATTTGCTGGTATTGGAACCATAGCTCCTGGTATAGGAAGTGAAACTTTAACTTCTGGAGTTTTTACTGAAGTAAATGGACTACTTTTAAATAGTGGAATTAATTTATCTCAACTAATTAATCCAAGAGATACTACCAGAGTCGGTGGTATTATTAGATTGGATTCGAGAACTCTCAATGAATCTTTTGGTGGTATAGGTGATTATAAATGTTTCGTTGTTAAATATGCTCCTGTCGGAGTTGCAACAAATAATGACCAAGGAATAAAAGATGGTCTTGTCATAAGTTTAGAAAATGGACAAACATATCTTGTACCTGATGAAGGAAATGTTCTAGTTGGACTTAAAAATGATACAGGAACAGCAAACCAAAAACTTCAAGTAGATGGTGGTGCTTATGTAAGTGGTAATCTTGGAGTTGGTGTTACTAGTCCAGAGGCAAAACTGCATGTAGCAAGTTTTACTGGAACAACAAATAGATTATTAATCAGTCAACAAAAAACTTATGGAACTGGTACAGGAACCACAGAGAGAGTTGGTATTGACTTTGCAATAAGTGAAACTTATATTTCTCCAGTAACAGATAGAATTTTTGCCAGAATAGACGCTGGACCAGAAAGTGAAACCGACTCTGGACAATCATTTTTATCTCTCTCTACTAGAGATGGTGGTGTAGTAGAAGAAAAAGTTCGTATAACTTCATCTGGAAATGTTGGCATTGGAACCACAAATCCATCACAAAAACTACAGGTAGGAAGTGGATCTTCTACATTCGTTGTTACTGGTGTCGGTAGTGTTGGTATTGGAACCACAAATCCTATTGTCTCATTAGATGTTGTCGGCGACACAAGAATTTCAGGAGTATCTACATTTAATGGATCAATAAAATTAAATTCAACTTTAAAAGATTTATATGATAGTGTTGGTAGTTCTGGATCCATTTTAATTTCCACAGGTGCTGGAGTTAGTTGGACTAATCCATTTGCTGCAGGATTGCAGGGACTTCAAGGAACTCAAGGTAGTGAAGGTCTCCAAGGAGCTCAAGGTACTCAAGGTCTCCAAGGAGCTCAAGGAACTCAAGGTCTCCAAGGAACTCAAGGTAGTGAAGGTCTCCAAGGAGCTCAAGGTACTCAAGGAACTCAAGGTCTGCAAGGAACTCAAGGTAGTGAAGGTCTCCAAGGAACTCAAGGTCTGCAAGGAACTCAAGGTAGTGAAGGTCTCCAAGGAACTCAAGGTACTGAAGGTCTACAAGGAGCTCAAGGTCTCCAAGGAACTCAAGGTAGTGAAGGTCTCCAAGGAGCTCAAGGTACTCAAGGTGCCAGTGATGGTGGAATCGCCATTCTTGATGACACATCGACAAATTCAAATTGGTATGTTGGATTCGTATCTATAACATCTGGTATAGCAAAAACAGCTCATGTTTCTTCTGGAAAATTAACTTTCAATCCATCATCAGGTAATCTTGGTATTGGAACCACAAATCCAACATCAAAACTTTATGTTGTTGGTGATGGATACTTCACTGGTGTAGTAACAGCAACTACTTTCTATGGTGATGGTTCACAATTAACAAATCTTGCTACTCCCGGAACACTTATTTCAATTTCTACTAACACATCAAACCAAGCACAATTCTTAACTTATGCAGTAGGTGTTGGATCAACTGCTGGACTTGGTGTAACAACTACAGGTTTAGTATTCAATCCATCATCAGGCAATCTTGGTATTAAAACCGACAATCCAACATCAAGACTTTGGGTTGATGGCGATGGATATTTTACTGGTGTAGTTACGGCAACATCATTTATAGGTAGTGGTGCTTCATTAACTGGATTGATTCCAAATACCATACAAAACATAGATAATAATCAGTTATATTATCCATTATTATCTCCAGCATTTAGTGGAACTATTTCTAGTATTTCTGCATCAAGCACTTCAATTGTTTTTAATCCAGGAACTGATTCTCTAGGAATAGGAACAACAAATCCAACACAAAAACTACATGTACAAGGTAATGCTAGAATTACTGGTGCGATTTATGATTCTACAAATTCTCCAGGAGGTTCAGGTCAAGTTCTTTTATCAACCTTAACAGGAACACAATGGAGTCCGTTTCCACCAGATGCAAATGCAAGCAAATTCAATACCAACATTGATAATTCTCTTTACGTTCAGCCAACAGGAACATTAGATATTGTTGGTGTAGGTGTAACAACAACGCAAATTACAACACTCCCATCTGGTTCTAGTAAGTACATAGTTCGTTCAATTCACGTTACAAACGTATCAAATGGTGACGCAGAAATTACCTCTGGATTCATAATGAATGCAAGAAAAGTTCCTGCTACTATTTCAGTGAGTGTTGGGTCTAGTGGTGGTGCTGGTATTCATACATTTACCGTAGGTTCTGCAAGTAGCATTAGAATTGGTATGGCAGTCACTGGTACTGGTAATATTGGAGAAACTACAGGTATTGGTTCAACTGCTGGATTCCAGTATAATACATATGTAACCAGTGTTGATGGAAACGTTATCACAATCAACAAACCAATGAGTGGTCATGCAACAGGGATTTTACAGTTCTCACCAGTTTCAATTATTGCATCTAGACTACCAGTTCCTGTTGGTTCTGCAGTTGAACTCCTGAAAGAACCAATGATCCTAGATTCATTGGATAGTATAGTCGTTCAATCTACTGGTGCTGGTTCTGGTATTGGATCAACATCAACTGCAGCAATTTCGCAAACTGCAAACTCTAATTTCCTAACTGTCACTGCAGGAGCTGCAATTACAAACTATATTACTCCGGGAATGTTAATCCAGTCAACTGACAATAACACTGGAATTCAAACAAATACTTTTGTTGGCGATGGATACAGTCCAGGATCATTGTCAATTCCAATGACAAAACCAGCAAGAACATCCTTTGCTAACACTTCATATTCATTTACTGAAGTTGTTGTACCTCAAGATGGTGCATTACAAACATCTATAGTATATCAATCTATATCAGATTCGTCCTATCAAAATGGCACAGGAACTGTAGTAGGACTCGTTGCATCTGGAGCGGTTTCTGGTATTACTGCAACAGCACCAGTATGTTATTATGGAACTGGAAGTACATATCCAGCAGTAGTACAATCAATTAGAGTCACTAACATTTCCGATGAATACATTTATCCAGGAGGAGATTATCCAGTTTGGGTTGGTATTGGTAATAGTGATACGGTATTCTCTTGGTTGGCATATAATATGGTAATTCCAAGAAACTCTTCAATTGAACTTTGCGAGTCTCCAAAGAGATTGGGAATCGGTCAATCAATCTTTGCTTATGCATATGCACCAAATACAATAGAAATTCAAATCTCAGCAAAACAAAAAATCACATAATTTATGAGTATTCTTATATCATTACCTTGTTATGGTGGATTGGTGAATGAAAAAACCACAACATCATTGTTTAATCTTGGTAAACTTTTAGTTCGCAATAATATAGAACACGGCATAATGACCGTCGCAAATGAGTCATTGATTACTCACGGACGGTCAAGAATTGCAAACTTCTTTATGAATAATACTGAGTTTGAGTATTTGTTCTGTTTGGATGCTGATGTTGCATTTTCATCAGAAGATGTATTAAAGTTATATTCATATCAAAAACCAATTGTGTCTGCATCATATCCAATGAAAACAATACCAATTAGACACTGTTATGAGGTTTGTAATCCTGTAAAGTTATGTGGAAATCTAGTCAAGATTGGTGGAATTGGTATGGGATTTGTATTAATTCACCGAAATGTCTTTCTGGAACTAAATAAGTATTATAGTGAATTGAAATATTTTCCTGGATTGAATAATTCAAACTATCCAATCACCGAAAAAGAATATCACAATTCTTATCACTACTTTGCAGAAATGAATAAGGAAGGAAAATACTTAGGAGAAGATATGAGTTTCTTTCATCGCGTCAGTGATATTGGTTATGATGTTTGGATGGATACAACTATAGAATTACAACACATCGGTTCTCACGTATTCGGTAAGTAAAATGGCAATTGGAGTATTTGGTTTACAAGTTGCTTATAAACTGAAGAGAGCTGAATTACTGAGTACTGATGATACTCACGGTTGGATCGGCGGTGGATCCACTCCTGGACCAGTATCATTATCAACGGTAGATCGTATAGATTTTTCAAATGATTTGATAACAGCATCAGTAAGAAGTCCTTTAAATTCAGAAAGATTTAGATTAGCAGCAACAGGAAACTCTAATTATGGTTGGTTTAGTGGTGGAACATTTGGAACGGCGTCATCATTAGATCGTATAGATTTTTCTAATGATTTTTCAAATGCTTCTCCAAGAGGACCATTGAGTTCAGGAAGATATACTTTAGCAGCAACAGGAAACTCTAACTATGGTTGGTTTGGTGGTGGGATAATACCATCACCATCTAAACCACAATCATCGACAGTTGATCGTGTTGATTATGCTAATGATTCCTCCATTTCGTCACCAAGAGGACCATTAACTTTAGCAAGAGGGTTTATTGCAGCAACAGGAAACTCTAATTATGGTTGGTTTGGTGGTGGTTCTGGACCAGGACCTAGCGTATCTTCACCACCAGTATCAACAGTAGATCGGGTTGATTTTTCTAATGATTTTGTATCAGCATCACCAAGGAGTTTATTGACTTTATCAAGATATGCACTAGCCGCAACAGGGAACTCTAACTATGGTTGGTTTGGTGGTGGAACTGAGATTGGAACCACAACAAGAGTCGATCGAGTTGATTTTTCTAATGACTCTTTGTGTTTAGTTAGAGGAAATATTGTTACTAGATCTTTCTATGCAGCGACAGGAAATTCTAATTATGGATGGTGGACTGGTGGAAGTCCAACAACTTCTCTTGTATATAGAATTGATTTTTCTAATGATTTGGCATCAGCATCATCTAGAGGATTTACAAGCGCAACAAAAGGATCTTCATCTGCTGCATCAGGTCAAGCAAAGAATAATTCAATAAAACCACAAAAGACAGGAAGTTACGGATGGTGGGGTGGTGGTAATCCTAATATATCAACCGTAGTGCGTACCGATTTTTCCAATGATTTAGCATCATCATCACAAAGAGGACCATTAAGTACAGGAAGAGCTTTCCTTGCAGCAACAGCAAATGCAAATTATGGTTGGTTTAGTGGCGCTGGTGGTGGAGCAATGGATCGCATAGATTTTTCTAGTGATCTTACAAGAGCAATACCAAGAGGAAGTGGACCAAGTTTAACAAGAATGGCTGCAGTATCAAATTCTAGTTATGGTTGGTTTGGTGGTGGATATAATCCTACTTCTTCAAGTGTAACAAGAATTAATTTTTCAAATGATTTAAGTACAAGATCACCTAGAGGAAATTTATTTCAACAAAGACATTATTTAGCAGCGACAGGAAATTCTAACTATGGATGGTTTGCTGGCGGAAGAAATCCTTCACCAATTACATTTACTGTTGAAACAGTAGATCGTATAGATTATACTAATGATTTAGCAACGGCATTACAAAGAGGACCATTAAACTCAGCGAGATCTTTACATGCAGCAGTAGGAAATTCTAATTATGGATGGTTTTCTGGTGGAGATTCTGGAGGAGTTACATATGAAAGAATTAACTTCTCAAATGATTCAATCAATTCTTTAACTAGAATTCCAAATTCACCTAGTCTCGTTGCGCTTGGAACTGGAAATAATAATTATGGATGGTTTGATCATTATGACGGTATCGCATATAGATTGGATTTTTCCAATGATACATCTTTAAGACGAAGAGGACCATTAGCAGCAGGGGAATATGGAGCAGCAACCTCCAACACACCAGTAGGATAAATACTCACAACTACATTATTTCATATGAATCAAAATATAATTATTGTTGATAATTTCTATGAGAATCCATATGAAGTTCGTCAATATGCACTAAACCTGGAATATCCACAACCACAAGAAGGTTATACATATCCAGGTAGAAATTCAAAAGGAACTTTTTATAATCAAGAGATTCATAATAAGTTTGAGAATCTTCTTGGAAGACCACTAATTCCAGCACAAGAAGGTAATCACGGAGACTTTAGATTATCATTAGAGAAAGATACATTTCAACAAGATATTCACATTGATCCTATTTGGGATTGGGGGTGTGTTCTCTATATGAACCTTCCTAACCAATGTATTGATGAAGCAGGAACATCTTTCTGGAAACATAAAAAACTAGGATGGGAAAGATGTCCCGAACAACACGAAGCAGGTTGGTTTGGGTATAATTCTTATGAGGAAATTCGTGATGGTATTGTATACGGTGATGGACTTGACCGTTCTAAATGGGATAGATACTGTTTAGCAAATATGAAATATAACAGGGCTGTTATATTCAATCCAAAACTTTGGCACTCACACGGAGAAAATTTTGGAGATTGTTTAGAAAACGGTAGATTAGTTCAGTTGTTCTTCTTTAATAATGCATAAGACTTATTTTTTTGAAAGTGGATTACCTCGTTCTGGTTCTACATTACTTTCTGCAATTCTAAATCAAAATCCAGACCTTCATTGTGGTGCAATATCTCCTGTTCTGGAGATTATGTATTATACAGAACAGTACTTTGAGGGATCAGAGCAAGCACTTGCATATCCAAAACCAGAACAGCATCATAAGATTATTTCAAGTGTGATTGATAATTATTATAGCGATAGAGAAGAGAAGTATATTATAGATAAATGTCGTGCCTGGCCGAATAATGTAGATCGAGCACAAGAATACATTACAAAAACTCCAAAGATTCTGTGTCCTGTGAGAGATGTATTAGAGATTCTTACATCTTTCATCGAAATGATTCATCGCAATTCAAATCAATTGTCTTTTATAGATACCAGACTCATAGAAAAAGGGTATGCACTTACTGATAATAATAGATGCGATTATCTTATGTCTCAAGATGGTATTGTGGACCAGTCTTTATATGCATTTGGTGAGGGATTTAGAAAGGGATGTGAAAAGTATATGCATATAATTGAGTATAATGATTTGGTGAATCATCCAGAAGAAACAATGAGAAAAATATATAAGTTTTTGGATATTCCACATTACTCACACGACTTCAATAACGTGTTCCATAAATATAGAGAGAAAGATAATAAAATTTATGGACTAAGTGATATGCACGAAGTTCGTAAAGAAGTAAGAAAAACTTCTAAAAGACCTGAAGAAGTTTTGAGTGATTATATTTTAAATAAGTATTCTAATATGGAATTTTGGAGAAAGGCAAAACAACCAATCAGTCTTTTCATCTAAGCAAATGACGATAAACAATAATAGTATATTTGGAGTATTTACACTTGGAGAAGTTCGTAGCGGAAGACTTTCTGGCGATTGGCTGAATAAAGAAGCAGTTGCGAATTATGGTTGGTTTGGCGGTGGATTTCTTCCAATAATATCATCAGTAGATCGTATAGATTTCTCTAATGATTCGGTATCAGCATCACCAAGAGGTCCATTAAGTCAAACAAAAAATAATTTAGCAGCAACAGGAAATTCTAATTATGGATGGTTTGGTGCTGCAACAGCAGCAACATCCATTATATCAACTGTAGACCGTGTTGATTTTTCCAACGATTCTACAACAGCATTAATTAGAGGATCATTGAGTCTGTCAAAAAGTGAGGCAGCAGCAACAGGAAACTCTAATTACGGTTGGTTTGGTGGTGGGGGAGACCCTTCACCTGTTCTTATATTATCTTCAGTAGACCGTATAGATTTCTCTAATGATTCCACAACGGCATCACCAAGAGGTCCATTGAGTTTAGCAAGATTGAGTTTAACATCAACAGGAAACTCTAACTATGGTTGGTTTGGAGGTGGTTCTCCAGGATCAATATCACAAATAGATCGTATAGATTTCTCTAATGATTCCACAACGGCATCACTAAGAGGTCCATTGAGTCAGGTAAAAAATAACGTAGCAGCAACAGGAAATTCTAATTATGGTTGGTTTGGAGGTGGTACTCCTGGTCCACAATCAAGAGTAGACCGTATAGATTTCTCTAATGATTTAGTACAAGTATCAGTAAGAGGTTCATTAAGTCAAACAAGACATGATTTATCGGCAACAGGAAACTCTAACTATGGTTGGTTTGGTAGTGGTAGAAACCCATCAATTCCTGCGAGCTATAGTACAGTTGATCGTATAGATTTCTCAAATGATTCAGTCCAAGCATCTGTAAGAGGTTCATTACTTTTAGAAAAATATAATACTGCTGCAACCTCAGGAGTTCTCAATATTCGCAGGCAGAGAGGTGGAAATTTTGGATGGTTTGCTGGAGGTGGAAATCCATTTGCAATAGATTTTGTTAATAGAATTAATTTTTCAAATGATTTAACTTTAACACCAAGAGGAGCTTTAAGCACACCCATTCAAGGTTTAGCATCCGCTTCAACGTCCGATTATGGTTGGTTTGGTTTAACTCGAATAGATAGAATAAACTTTTCTAATGATTTAACAACAGCATCACCAAGAGGATCATTACAAACAACTAGACCAAATTTATCTGCTGCTGGAAATTCTAACTATGGCTGGTGGGCTGGTGGTCTACCTGGAGCACCAGTGGCAATTATAGAACGAATGAATTTTTCCAATGATCTTGCATCAGGTTCACCAAGAGGACCATTAAGTGTGGGAAGAACCACCTTGGCTGCTACTGGAAATTCAAACTATGGTTGGTTTAGTGGTGCCTCAGGTGGTGCATTTGATCGTGTAAATTTTTCAAATGATTTAGCGACTGCATTACCAAGAGGTTCAGGTATGTCTAGGAGTTCTGTTGCTGCAACAGGAAACTCCAATTATGGTTGGTTTGGTGGTGGATATAATCCAAGAACAGCAATGGATCGTATAGATTTCTCAAATGATTTACTCGCTTCTTTACCTAGAGGACCAATAAGAGATAGGGCTGGACATGCTGCAACTGGAAACTCTAATTATGGTTGGTTTGGTGGTGGATTTGTTGGTGATCCATTACCTACAGTTGATCGCATAAATTTCTCTAACGATTCTGTATCATCGACAGCAAGTGGTTCATTTGTGAACTTATTCAGAGGATCTGTAGGACTAACAGCAGCATCAAACACCCCAATAGGATAAAATATGAAATCAGGAGCAAGTGAAAGTTCTTATGTTTTTCTTGAAGAATATTATAAGTTTCCAGAAAATATTATAGTTTCTCATTTACCACAAGAACTTCAACAGTCAAATAAACCAATAAAAGTATTATGGTCGCAACATTCTTACGACCAACCAGTTTATCTTAACTTTGATTTTTCAATTTGTGATTTAATTGTATCTCCATCCAACTGGTGTAGAGAACAATTCATCAAGTATCATCACATTCCAGAAGATAAAATCGTCACAATTCCAACAGGAGTATCCAAGCAATTTACATATTCCAACAAGAAATCAAAAACATTTATCTATACTTCCATACCATATAAAGGTCTTGAAGTATTAGCACAAATCATTCCTCATATTCCAGAGGCAACATTTAAGATTTTCTCTGCGATGAATCTTTATGATATTCAAGAAGATCCATACACAGAACTTTATGAGTATCTCAAGTCACTTCCAAATGTGATCTACTCACCAGCAGTAGACCAAGCAGAACTGATAGAGCACTTACAAGATGCTGCGTTCTTTATTCATCCAAACATCTGGGAAGAAACATTCTGTGTTTCACTAGCAGAAGCAATGTCTTGTGGTTGTTATCCAATTTTGACTGACATTGGAGCACTTCCAGAAGTATCAAATGAGATTGCAAATATTGTTCCAATGGAAGGTATAAGAACCACAAAAGGTTATGAAGTTACAGACAACTTCCTAAATAACTTTATAGATGCCTGTAAGTCTGCATTATATTTCTTTGATACTGATAGGCAATACTACGACCAAATTTCACAATCTGCTTCACATTATGCTACTGAAACTTATGATTGGAAGTTGGTTTCTAAACTATGGGAAAATGCTATGAACTCTTTATTATACCCAAAAACTAATGAACTTTATTTTCGTCCACAAACATTAGATGAATGGATATACAATGAAGTTTATGTAGAAAACACTTATGAGATAAACCAATTCAACCAAGATGATATTGTAGTTGATATTGGAGCACACTCTGGATATTTCACAAAACTCTGTTTGGATAAAGGTTGCAGACAAGTACATTGTTTTGAGCCAGAAGAAGATAATTTTCAAAATCTTCTGAGAAATCTTTCATCTTATAAGCAATATCAACCTTATCAATTAGCAGTTCATAAAGAAATGGGAACTTATGATTTTTGTGTTGTTCCTGGAAAAAATACTGGACTGCATTCTTTATATCAAAGAGGTGGGATTTCAACAAAAGTAAATTGCGTATCTCTTGATAATATTCTATCCAAATTGGAAAAAGTTTCACTGCTAAAAATTGATACTGAAGGTTCAGAGTTTGAGATTTTAATGAACTCAAAACTTCTTCATAAAGTTGAAAAGATTGTTGGTGAATATCACAATGATTTGACTGAGTATCATATTCATAATCTAATTGAATTTTTAGAGCGGAATGATTTTACGATTGATAAAATTAAAGAAACTAATGATACATCAGGAACTTTCTTTGCAACACATAAATAAGAATAGTTATCATTTTATAAAATATAAATGACTGAAAATTGTAACCAACTGCAAATTATTTCCCCAGAGGAAGCAGTAAGTAACGAAGAATATTTACAACAAGCATTTCAGGAAGTCCTTCGTTGGGAAGAATCAGATAAAGAACTCGCACAAGGCAGAACCAATTTCCAGATTGAGAAGTTCTTTCTGTTAGAACAATATACAGTTCCAGCAGCATTCCAAGCAGCAATTAAGAATCGTCGTATTCTTGCTGAAGGTTATATGCAGAAACTGATTGAAATGAAAGAGAAGGTTCGTGAATTTGAGTATCGTTGGAAAGGTAAGAATAAAGAAGAACCAGTAGAGTGGCATACTTCAGGACCCAATGGTGGATCCACAAAACTTTATTGGTATGATTTGGATTCTCTTTCAACTCAAAATTACTTGAAATCTTGTGAGTTAGAGATTCGTGATCGCATCCAACAAATGAATTTCTTTGATAAGATTATCAATCGTCTGATTGAACTGAATGGTGGTAAGACAGTTACTAGAGAACAGTTTGAAGCAGAAGATCACGTTTATTGGGAACGTCGTTTTGCAGAGCAATCTCTGGATGAAATGGTAAGTTCCAAGACTGGTATTAGTATTGGTAATCTTCACTCAATGAGAAGAGGAACTGCTCCAACACTAGTAAGTGAAGACACAAATCGTATTAAGAATGGTTATGGATCACTTGCTGATGCAATCAATGATCCAGAAAGATTCCTAAATACTCTACAAGAGAAAGTTCTCCGTGGTATTGAAGAAGTTACAAATACTGATCTTGGTCTAATTGCTCCTGGTACAGAACAACATCAACAACTTTTAGAAACTAGAAATCCATAAGGAGAAAATAAATGCCTGCAGGAGACGTATTTGGACTTGATGGATTTTTTCTCAACAAGTCAAATCCTATTGTTGTTTCTACAATAGGTATTAACTCAACAGATTCTTCTGCTGGTATTGCAGTTACTGCAGGTTCTTTTAGTTCTGGAACAGTAACATTAAATCTGTCCGATGCTGTGGGTCTTTCTACGACACCTTTTTATACTGGTGCAAAAATTGCAGTATCTGGTTTAGTAGATGCAACAGGAGTAGCACATACTGGATATAATGGAACTTTTGTAGTTACTGGTTTTGCAGGAACCACAACAGTTTCTTATGCAACCACTGGTTATATTGGTCCAGTAACTGCTGGTATTACCACAACTGGTTTGGTAATGTTAGTGACTGATACACAAGTCACTAACACAACTTGGAGTAGCAATCAAACTCACGGTTGGTTTGGTGGTGGTTCTCCTGGAAGCGGAACATTATCAGCAGTAAACCGCATAGATTTCTCTAATGATACCATAACAGCATCACCAAGAGGTACATTAAGTTTAGCAAGACAACGTTTAGCAGCAACAGGAAACTCTAACTATGGTTGGTTTGGTGGTGGATCCAATACAACTCCAGCAATAATATCAACAGTAGACCGTATAGATTTCTCTAATGATTCTGGAACAGCATCACCAAGAAGTCCATTAAGTTTAGCGAGAGAGAGATTAGCAGCAACAGGAAACTCTAACTACGGTTGGTTTGGTGGTGGTATTATTCCTAGTCCAGCAGTAGTATCAACAGTAGACCGTATAGATTTCTCTAATGATTCTGGAACAGCATCACTAAGAAGTCCATTAAGTTTCGCAAGAGAGAGATTAGCATCAGTAGGAAACTCTAATTATGGTTGGTTTGGTGGAGGATTAGTTCCAGGTTCAGTAAGAGTATCAACAGTAGACCGTATAGATTTCTCAAATGATTTACTCGCATCTTTACCTAGAGGACCAATAAGAGATAGACCTGGACATGCTGCAACTGGAAACTCTAATTATGGTTGGTTTGGTGGTGGCGGATCTACGCCACCATCGTCAACATTTTCAACATTATCAACAATAGACCGTATAGATTTTTCTAATGATTCTACAACAGCATCACCAAGAAGTACATTAAGTTTAGCAAGAGGTAATTTAGCAGCAACAGGAAACTCTAACTACGGTTGGTTTGGTGGTGGATTCACACCACCAGGAAATCTGTCAACAGTAGACCGTATAAATTTTTCTAATGATTCTGTAACAGCATCACCAAGAGGACCATTGAGTTCAGGAAGATATAGTTTAGCAGCAACATCAGGACAGGCAAGAAGTTTATCATTTAAATCTTTACCAGTAAAATTAGGTTTTGGATGGTTTGTTGGAGGATTTACTCCACCATCAACATCATCAAATAGAATAGATCGTATAAATTTTTCCAACGATTCTGCAACAGCATTGACTAGAGGTGGTTTGCAAGCAGGAGTCTCTGTGGCTCCTGCTGCAACATCAAATGCTAATTATGGATTCTTTACTGCTAATAATAATGTTATAGATTTTTCCAACGACTTAATTCAATCAAGAATTGATACATTAATTTTTACAGATTTTGGAGCATATTCTTCAGCAACAGGAAATTATAACTATGGTTGGTTTGGCGGTGGTAGTCCTGGAGCTAGAACTTCTGTTACTCGTTTAAATTATTCAAATTTTACAGCAGCAACTACACCAAGAGGTCTATTAAGTCAAGGAAGATATGGTTTAGAAGCAACAGGAAACTCTAATTATGGTTGGTTTGCTGGTGGCGCAAACGCCACTCCGACAATAGTAAATACAGTAGATAGAATAGATTTTTCTAATGATTTCATATCAGCATCTCCTAGAGGATCATTAATTATTCCAAATTTATTTGTTGCCGCAACAGGAAACTCTAATTATGGTTGGTTCGGTGGTGGTTATCTTGCACCAGGACCAGTAAGATATTCAAGAATACAACGTATAGATTTTTCTAATGATTCTATTTTAGCCCTATTAAGAAGTCAATTAACAGCAGAAAAATCTGGTGCATCTGCTTCGGGAAATTCCAATTATGGTTGGTTTGGTGGTGGATTCGTTGCACCAGGATTTTCAACAATAGCAGCAGTAGATAGAATTGATTTCTCAAATGATCTTGCCTCGGCATCACCCAGAGGACCACTAAGTCAAAGTAGAGGTGGACTTGCCTCAGTATCAAATGTACGAATAGGATAAATACCTCAAAATACACTATACTAAATGAATTTATTATCCAAAGTTTTGATTGCACCAAAGGTCATCAACCAAGAAGGTATTGATGCACTGGTACATCATATGAAAACTTCAACAACAGAAGACCTTTCAGTATTCGACCCAGACAAATCCAATCAGACACGAGGAACTGAATGGATTACTGACAAAAAATTAAGAGATACTCAAATTGCTCCAATTGAACCTGTATTTACACAGGTCAATGAACTGATGCATCATATTGTAAAGCAAGTCATCAATCCCTTTTATCAATTTGAGGTCGATAGTTCAGAAGTTCCACAACTCCTTTGTTATGGGGTAGGAGGACACTATCAACCTCATATTGATGGCGAAGGTGTATGGACTGCACCAGACCAAACACAGATCTGGAGAAAGACAGTAGATCGTGATTTATCAATGGTCTTATATCTAAATGATGAATTTGAAGGTGGTGATTTTGTATTTCCAGACCTTCATATTCGCATTCGTCCTGAACCTGGACTTCTAGTATGTTTTCCTTCTAACAGATATTATCGTCACGGTGTTGAACCAGTAACCAAAGGAAACAGATATTCAATGGTGACTTGGATGACAGTCAAAGGATTTGAGAGTATGGAAACTCAATGCAACAATCTTAAATCTAAATATGGTGTATGCTAAAGAAAAATGATTAATTATACTTGGAATATTATTAGATTAGATTGTGCTCCATCAGAAAATGGATTAACGAATGTAGTTAAAGTTATCCATTGGAGTCTTACAGGAACAGATGAGAACGGATTGTCTGCATCAATCAATAATTTATATCCACTTCCTTCACCAACTCCAGAAGGATTTACTGACTATTCAACTCTTACTGAAGAAACTGTGATTGGTTGGTTGGAAAGTAATCTTGATGTTGGATACTTACAAACAAAACTTGCTAATGAGATTGCAACTCAATATAATCCTCCAATCACCCCATTACCTCTTCCTTGGATAAAAGTGGAAGAACCTGTTGTTGAAGAACCAGTACTAGAACTTGTTGAAGAACCAGTTGTACTTGGAGTACCATCACTAGAAGAAATGATTGCTGATGGGTTTAAACCCGATGCACGAGATGGTGATAATGATGGAATGGTTCAGGACACAACTAAATGGGAAAGACCAATTGATTTATAGTATGATATTATAAATATTTAAAACCATAAAGAAAAATGGCAGTCGCTGAAATTAACAACTTAACTATTGAAAAAGGAACCACCTTTGCTGCTACTTTTAACTTATCGAATGCTGATGGTACAAGTGTTGCATTCCCTGGTATATCAAGTGTTTATGCAAAAATAGCAAAATATCCAACATCAAGCGAATCTGAAACTTTTACAGCAAATTTAACTACATCAACTGGAATTTTAGTATTAACTTTACCGTCAAATAAAACTGCCAATTTAAAAACTGGTAGAAATTATTTTGATGTTTCAATATGGAATAGTGTAAATAACGCTACAATTAAGTACATTAAAGGAACAATTATAGTAGAAGATAGTGTCTCGGTGTAAACATGTCAATTAAAATAAATGTCACACCTAGTTCTAATATAAAGGTATCAACATCAGGGACAAATTCATATTCAATAAAATCGTCTTTATCTGTAACAATCATGCCACAAAGACTAAATGAATTATCTGACGTTGATATTACTGGGGATCCAGATAATTACGTTTTGATGTATGATGCAGCAACTTCAACTTGGAAAAATAGAAACCCAGATGAAGTTTTAATTGCTGCAACAGAAGACAATTCTCCAGGTTATGTTGGATTGCCTAGTGCATTCGAAAATCAACTTGATGTAGATTTAGACAATAAAATTGATTTGGACGCTGGAGAATTTTAAATCAAAATAAATAATATTATAATTTAATAGGATAAAATGGCAGCTCCAGTATTAAAATTCAAAAGAGGTGCTTTTGCTAATTTGCCTGGATTAAGGGTAGGTGAACCTGGTTTTACTACAGATAAATATGATCTGTACGTTGGTCTCACCTCCGAAACGTCCACTAATAAATTTTTTGGTTCACATCGTTATTGGGGAAGAGAAGATGGAACGACATCTCTTCGTTTTAAACTAGTTGATAAAGACGGAATCAATAGTATAAATTTAAAATCTCCAAATACTTTAGCAGGTATAGTTACATATCAACTTCCTGGCGCACAAGGTCCAGTAAATAGTGTGCTCACAAATGATGGAAGTGGAAATTTAAGTTGGGGAAGTGGGTCACAGAACGCAGTTTTTACTGGAATTACAACAATTAATGGAACATTTCTTGATGTTAATGTAAATGCTGATTTTTCTGGTATAACAACAATTTCACAATTAACCATAGGAACTGGTGTTGCAGCAACCCAGTTTTCTAATTCCGTTTCAACTGGAAATTCAGTATCTTCTGTGCCCACATCATCGGCAATCATTAATTATGTTTCCTCCCAGATAGGGACAATGGATCTGACACTTGGAATTAATGCTGATACAGGTGGACCAAGTACAGTTGACACATCTCAAACATTAACAATTGCAGGAACTACAAATGAAGTAGAAACTTCTGTTTCTGGTCAAATTATTACAGTTGGATTGCCAAATTCAGTTATTGTTGGTACTTCATTAAGTGCACCCACAATTAAAACTGCTACAGTCCAACATTCAAATGGAACACAAGCAGCAACAATTGATGCATCTGGTAACATAACTGCTTCCCAAAACTTTACAATTACTGGAAATCTTTATGTAAATGGTTCAACAACTCAAGTCAATACAGAGACATTAACAGTTGAAGATAGACTAATTGAAGCAGGTAAAGTACAAACTTCTCCACCTTCAGATTCAACTTGGGATGTTGGCGTTCTCTTCAACTACTATAAATCTAATGTAAATAAGAGAGCTGGTGTATTCTGGGACGATAGTGTAGGTAGAATTGGAATTGCATCTGAAACGTCTGTAACTAATGATAGTGGAACTGGAAGTGGCGATCCATTAATCAGTGTGTCTACTTGGGCACCTATTGAAATCGGTGCTCTATGGGTAAATGATTGTGCTGGACAATCTCAAGTTATTTCTTGTACTGGAACTGAGAGATTTCTTGAAAATATTACTGTTGATGCCGGAACTTTCTAAAGAATAAGTTAGGTCAACTAAATACACCCAGGAAACTGGGTGTATTTTTTTATGTCTGAAGACGACTTAAAATTAATCTTAGCGAAATATCAACAGAAATCATTTGAATTATATAATAAAAATATTATATTGGAAACTCAGGTAGAAACTCTTACGGAAAAAGTGAATATATTATCAACAGATATTGAAAAGTTGAAAAAGACAAAGAACACGTAAAGCTTGGAGAAAATTTTTAATAAATAATAAAAAAACTCTTATATAAGAGTTTCTACGGTAAATACCAAACATGGAGTTGAATGGCTGACCCTAAAATTAAAATTAAAAGATCAGCAATACCTGGCAAAATACCTACTGTAGAGCAACTTCCTTTAGGTGAGCTGGGACTTAATACATTTGATGCAGATATATTTGCTCGTAGAGAAAGAGCAGGTATTGGAACAGACATAGTAAGGCTTGGAGCTGGAGCAACTGTTACAAATGTACTATATGTCACACAAGACGGAATCGACACAAACACAGGAAAAAAGCTTGGAGACGCAAAAAGAACAATTGGAGCAGCACTGTCAGAAGCAACAACAGGAACAATTATTAAAGTTAGTGCTGGATCTTATGTAGAAAATAACCCATTAATTTTACCTAAGCAGGTTTCTATTGTTGGAGATAGTTTGAGGGAAGTTTCAGTTTCCCCACAAAATTCAAACCAAGATTTATTTTATGTTTTAGAAGGAAATTATATTGCAGAAATATCTTTCACTGGAACTCTAAATCCAGGTAAGGCAATTTTTGCATTTAATCCAAATCAAGTTGGATTTACTAGTCAGTCACCATATATTCAAAATTGTACTAATTTTATTCCAAATAGTATTGGATTAAAAATCGATGGCTCAAAATGCATTGGGCCATTAAAATCTATGGTTTTGGATTCATATACTCAATATAATCAAGGTGGAATTGGATGTTCAATTACCAATGAAGGCTATGCTCAATTGGTATCAATGTTTACTATTTGCAATGACATTGCAGTTTACTGTGGATCCGGTTCTGCATGTGATTTGACCAATTCTAATTCTTCATTTGGAAATTATGCTTTAGTCTCAGATGGAGTTGGTCCTTTAAAATACACTGGGATTATAACTAATCCTGCTACAATTAACTCAGATACTTTTGTTTTAGACCTAAATGTACCAACTTTAAATGTTAATTCTGCATTATATGATAATTTAACTGGATTGACTACAATTACAGTCAATACGAATCATAATTTAAGTATTGGAATGGGAGTCACGATTTCTGGACTTGCATTTACATGTACATCTGGACCTGGAATTGTTACATATCCATCTGGCAATAAAGGTTATATTTTTGAAGTTGTTGGAGTACCTTCATCCACTTCATTTGAAGTTTATGTTGGAATATCCACTTTACAACATACATATCAGTCTGGTGGAACAGTAAAAATAAATGTATCCAGACCTTTTGATGGTCAGGTAATTTACTTGGAAGATTTATATTATACAGTAGGAAAAATTAATGTAAGTTCTGGAGGAACTGGATACACTGAAACGCCAGAAATTACAATAGAAAGTCCACCTACACAATGGGGAATTCCAGCAACTGCTGTTGCCGAAGTCATAAATGGATCTGTATCTTCGGTAGAAATTGTGTCCAGTGGTCGTGGATATAGCTCAACTGTTCCTACTGTAAATTTTGGTATGCCGAATATTGGTATAAATTCGGCAACCGCGACAGTAAATCTTACTCCTACTTATTATGTAATATCCAAATCAACTCCAATTTCTTCTGGGATTTGTACGGTAACCTTAACCGATAATGTTCCATATGCAGTTGGAGTTGGTTCTACCGTTCCATTTTTTAAACAAAGTAGAATATTGGCATCTGGGCACTCATTAGAATACATTGGATCTGGGACTGACATTTCAACATCATTGCCACAAAATGGTGGAGTGCCAATTCAATCAAATGAAACCGATTCAAGAAATGGTGGATTAGTTGTATTCACATCAACTGATCAATCAGGTAATTTTAGAATTGGAGATGGGGTTGTAATAAATCAACAATCAGGGACTATTACTGGAACATTTTACTCTAAAAGTTTGTTTTCTACAATAACACCGTTCATTTTAGCACTAGGAGGAGATTAAAAATGGCATTAGCACTCAATGTTTTTCAGACGGTTACTTCAGTTGTCCCAACTAGTGCAACAGTAATATATACTGCTCCAGTTGGATATACTGGAGTTATCCTCCTAGCACAAGTTGCAAATATTAGTGGAAATTCTGAAGATATTTCTTTATCACATCAAAGATCAGTTGCTGGAATAGCAGTAACTACGGAAATGTTAAAGCAATATCCCATTTCAGCAAATGATACTGCCAATTTGCTTTCTGGAAAATTAGTATTAGAAAGTGGAGATAAATTAGTTCTATCTGGTAGTAATGGAACTGATCTCAAATTCATAGCTAGCATTTTAGAAACACTTAATTAATATACCGTAAAATGGCAAAGTATCTTAGCAATCGTCAAAAAAATCTTAGGGTTGGTATTGGTTCATATACCGAAAATCAAACAGTAGTTGATATTACTGGAAAGGTAGGTATTGGAACAAAAGATGCTTCTGCTTCATTACACGTTTTAGGTGGAGCCATTTTTAATGGAGAAAATCCTAACGAATTAGTTAGAATTACTCAAATTGGAACTGGACCAGCATTTGTAGTTGAAGATAGTGCAAATCCAGATTCCACACCATTTGTTGTCACTGCTGATGGTAAAGTTGCTATAGGTGTTGCAGCTGGTGGAATTTCATCATCTTATAAATTAGAAGTTGATGGTGGAGATATAAGATTTGTAACTGGTAGTGAAGGAGATCTAATCATCTCTCACCAAGATATGGTCTCAAATGTTCGTGCTGGTGGTTCAGTACAACTTAATTTGGGAGCAAATGGTGGAGATGCGATTAGAATAAATTTAAATAATCAAGTTGGAATTGGTACAACAAATCCAACCTCAAAATTACATGTGGTTGGAAATACGTATCAAGATGGAATAGTTACCTCAAAGCAAATTGACGTTTTAGAATCTTCTAGATTTAGGGGTACATTGTATGATTATAACAATTCTTCTGGTGTACAAGGACAAGTTTTAGTTTCTACTGGTACAAATGCTACTTGGACTGATGTTGGTGAAATTTCAGTAATTCAAAACATTATTAATACTTCACTTACTGGAATTGAAATCAAGGAAGAAAGTGTTGGTATTGGGACAACTTTCACGGCAATTAATTTTATTGGTCTTGGTGTAACTGCATCCGCAAATGGTAATGTTGCTAATGTTACTTTTTCTCAGCAAGTTGGTGCACAGGGATCTCAAGGAACACAAGGACCACAGGGACTCCAAGGAACCCAAGGACCACAAGGTAGTCAAGGACCACAAGGTAGTCAAGGAACACAAGGAACTCAAGGACCTCAGGGAACTCAAGGACTACAAGGTTTACAAGGTACTCAAGGACCCCAAGGAACTCAAGGACCACAGGGAACTCAAGGACTACAAGGTTTACAAGGTACTCAAGGACCCCAAGGAACTCAAGGACCTCAGGGAACTCAAGGACCACAAGGTAGTCAAGGACCACAAGGTAGTCAAGGAACTCAAGGACTACAAGGTTTACAAGGTACTCAAGGACCCCAAGGAACTCAAGGACCACAGGGAACTCAAGGACTACAAGGTTTACAAGGTACTCAAGGACCCCAAGGAACTCAAGGACCTCAGGGAACTCAAGGACCACAAGGTAGTCAAGGACCACAAGGTAGTCAAGGAACTCAAGGACTACAAGGTTTACAAGGTACTCAAGGACCCCAAGGAACTCAAGGACCACAGGGAACTCAAGGACTACAAGGTTTACAAGGCACCCAAGGACCACAGGGAACTCAAGGTAGTCAAGGTAGTCAAGGTTTACAAGGTTTACAAGGTTTACAAGGACCCCAAGGAACTCAAGGAACTCAAGGACCCCAAGGAACTCAAGGACCACAGGGAACTCAAGGACCACAAGGTTTACAAGGCACCCAAGGACCACAGGGAACTCAAGGACCTCAAGGTAGTCAAGGTTTACAAGGTTTACAAGGCACCCAAGGTACTCAAGGACCACAGGGAACTCAAGGACCACAAGGTAGTCAAGGTCTACAAGGTTTACAAGGCACTCAAGGACCACAGGGAACTCAAGGACCACAGGGAACTCAAGGACCACAAGGTTTACAAGGCACCCAAGGATCACAAGGTGTTTCTGGTCCAGTAGCAGGTTCTGCTAACCAAGTTGTTTACAAAGATGGATCTAACAATCCTACAGGTTCCAACAATTTAACTTTTAATGGAACAGAATTAGTTGCACACACACTAACGGTCCTCAACAATACTGATATTAATGGTAACTTGAATGTTGATGGAACTATTACTATTGGTGGTACTGCTGCACAACTTAACACTCAACAACTAACAGTATCTGATCCTGATATTGTTCTTGGTATTGGAACGTCATTCTCACCAACTGATGCAACTGCAAGTCACGGTGGTATTGCAATCGCATCAACAGAGGGAACTCCACTTGTAAATCTCAATATCGCAGGAGAAACCAATCCTTACACATATAAGAAAATTATGTGGTTCAGGGGTGGTGATATTGGTGCTGGCATTACTGATGCTTGGCTATTTAACTACGGTGTAGGAATTGGGAGCACTCAAGTACCTAATGGTGTTAGACTTGCTGCTGGTGGAATGCAAGTTACTGACCTAACTGTTAATTCTCCACAATTAAGGATAACAGGAGTATCTACATTTGGTCAAACTGTAGAATTGGATGCTGGACTCAAAGACATTTATGGACAGTTAGGTAGTTCTGGATCTATTCTCATTTCGACTGGAGCTGGAGTTAGCTGGACCTCTCCTTTTGCAGCTGGACTACAAGGTTTACAGGGAACACAAGGTACTCAAGCTACTCAAGGCAGTCAAGGTCCACAAGGAACTCAAGGAACACAAGGTACTCAAGGCAGTCAAGGTCCACAAGGAATTCAAGGAACACAAGGTACTCAAGGCAGTCAAGGTCCACAAGGAATTCAAGGAACACAAGGTACTCAAGCTACTCAAGGCAGTCAAGGTCCACAAGGAATTCAAGGAACACAAGGTACTCAAGCTACTCAAGGCAGTCAAGGTCCACAAGGAATTCAAGGAACTCAAGGAACTCAAGCTACTCAAGGTAGTCAAGGTCCACAAGGAACACAAGGTCTACAGGGAACTCAAGGAACTCAAGGACCACAAGGTAGTCAAGGTCTACAAGGTTTACAGGGAACACAAGGTATTCAAGGTGGAAATAATGGCGGAGTAACAATACTTGATGATACATCTACAAATTCTAACTGGTATGTTGCAATTTCTAGTGTTACCTCTGGAATTCAAACTACATTAAGAGTTTCCTCTAATAAACTTCAAATTAATCCATCAAGTGGGGCACTTGGTATTGGAACAATTATTGATATTATTCCTTATGATACTTTAAATTCAGGAACTCTTTCTTGGGAAGGTTCTGCAGGACAGCTATTCAGTATTACTAATAATCTTACAACTGGTTCTATATTCTCCGTAAATGATGTTTCTGGTATTCCAAGTATTGATGTAGATGCAAATGGAACTATACAAATTGCACCTTTTGGGGGTAACTTGGGTGTTGGAACCACAAATCCAACATCAAAACTTCACGTTGTTGGTGATGCTAGATTTACTGGAGTTGTTACCGCATCTAGTTTCTCTGGTAATGCTACTAGTTCAACTTATGCAACAACTGCCGGTATTGCTACTTATGCTACCTCAAGTGGAATAGCAACTTATGCTACTAATGCGGGTGTATCCACATATGCAACCTCAAGTGGTATTGCTACTTACGCTACTTCAAGTGGTATAGCAACCTATGCAACCAATGCTGGAGTATCTACTTATGCAACCTCTAGTGGTATTGCTACATATGCTGCAACAGCAGGCATAGCAACCTATGCTACTAACTCTGGAGTATCAACATCAGTCATTGGTGGTATCGCATCAGTAACACAATTAAGTGTTAGTGGAATAACAACACTTGGTTTTGTAACTACAGGTAATATATTCTCTACAGGTATCATAACTGCAACTTCTTATAGAGGTGATGGTTCTCAACTAACAGGTATTAGTGCTTCTGGTGGAATTACTGTTATAAATGATGAGTCAACAAACTCAATTCGTTATATTACATTTGAAGATGTAACTTCAGGACTATCTACAAATGTTGGAATTTCTTCCACTAAACTTGTATTCAATCCATCATCCGGTAATCTTGGAATTGGAACCACAAATCCAACATATAAGTTACACGTTGTTGGTTCTTTTGGTGCTACTACAAAGTCATTCATTATTCCACACCCAACAAAAGAAGGTAAGCAACTTCAATATGGTTCACTTGAAGGTCCTGAACTTGGTGTATATGTTCGTGGAAGATCGCAAGAAACTACTATTGAACTACCAGAATATTGGACGAAACTTATAGATTCTCAAAGTATTACAGTTTCTCTTACACCTATTGGAAATAGTGCATTACCAAGAGTAGAAAAGGTTTTGGATAATGTTGTTTATGTCTTTAGTAAGGAAGAGGGTGAATTGAATTACTATTACACCGTCTTTGCAGAGAGATGTGATGTTAATAAACTAGAGGTGGAGATTTGATATGGCAATTGGATATGGTCCTCGTGTTGTTACGGATGGGTTAGTTCTTGCTCTTGATGCAGCAGATAGGAACTCATATCCTGGTTCTGGAACTACTTGGTCCGATTTAAGTGGTAGAAGTAATACCGGAACTCTCACTAATGGACCGACTTATAGTAGTTCTAATGGTGGGTCTATTGTTTTTGATGGGACTAATGATTATGTTGCTCCCACGGGAGTTACTGATTCTTTTTTACAAGGAAATTGGACTGTAAGTTTTTGGATAAATTTTGATACTTTAAGTGTTGCAAATAATGGAACTGATGATAAAACTTTATTGCAGCACGGCACTTTTACAACAAGAAAAGGACTTCATTTAACTCAAAGAAACTCCCGCATTCATTTTGGGTTATATGGTGATGATTTGCAAGCAACAACTGTTTTAAGCACTGGACGATGGTATAATGTTGTTTTTACTTTAAATAATACCTCATTTGTAAAACAAAATTATTTGAATGGTGTTTTGGATAATTCTCATACTGGTGGTGGTGCTTATACAGGTACTGGTAGTAATGCAAGAATCTGTGGAGTTGTTTTAAATTTTGGTTTAACTTTTGATGGATTTATGAGTAATTGTAATTTTTATAATCGTGTTCTCACAGCAACAGAAGTCCAACAAAACTTCAATGCACTTCGTGGTCGTTACGGAATCTAGGAGAGTAAATTAAAATGGCAGCATTTTCGGGTCCTGATGTTATTGATAGTGGATTAGTTCTTGCTCTTGATGCAGCAGATAGGAACTCATATCCTGGTTCTGGAACTACTTGGACTGATTTGAGTGGTAATAGTAATACTGGAACACTAACAAATGGTCCCACTTATAGTAGTTCTAATGGTGGTTCTATTGTTTTTGATGGAACTAATGACAGAATTGATTGTGGTACAAATTTTTCTTCTGTTATAACAGGTACAAATAGTTTTTCTATAGAATGTTGGGTGTACCCTCAAAACACACAAGCAACATATGCTGATATATGGGGAAATCATACTGATAATTTTACTGGAATTGTTTGTCAGCAGAACTCTACAACATTAAATCAATATAGTTGGGGGTGGGGAAATGGAGTATCTTGGGCAACTTCTGGTGGTTCTAATTATTTTAATTTAGTCACATTACAGTGGAACCATCTTATAGCAATTAGGAGTGGCACAAGTATTTTGACTTATTTAAATGCAAATTTAGTAGATTCAGTAACAAACTCCTCTTCCATAGCACCAAATTCTTCATTTAATTTTCAAATTGGAACGGGATATAACTTAGGAGGTACTAGGTATTTTAGAGGAAATGTTTCTAACTTTAAAATCTACAACAGAGCACTCACAGCAGCAGAAGTTAGACAAAACTTTAATGTAACTCGTTCACGTTACGGAATCTAAATACTTCAAAAACTATTATGTACGAAGCAAGACAGTTCGCAATCTTCTCTACAACCGAGTTAGATCAAATCAACTTTACTGAAGTGTTAGAAACTTCTGCAGATACTGTAAGAAAATCTGTAGATGAAACAAAGACATTTGTAAAGTGGGATGGAGAAACTTTACCATCATCAGTACAAGCACTCACAACACTTGAAGGACCTTATACATACACAGAGATTTTAGATATTTTAAGTACTCCCGAATGGTCTGCACCTGTGGAGGAGATATAATGTCTCTTTCTCACGGACCAGCAGTAGTTACTAATGGATTAGTTCTTGCTCTTGATGCAGCAGATAGGAACTCTTATCCTGGTTCTGGAACTACTTGGACTGATTTGAGTGGTCGTGGAAATAATGGAGCTCTCACCAATGGACCAACTTATAGTAGTTCTAATGGTGGGTCTATAGTATTTGATGGTACTAATGATTATGCAACAACAGGTGATATGTTTGATCCTAATAGTAATTTTACATTTTCTGTATGGAGTAGAACAAGTACCACTTCAAAAATACATACGTGGATATCTAGATATTCGCAAACGGGATCTATACAGATAAGAGTGGAAAATACTGGAAATAACGTTCAAGTAGTTGATAATAGTATAGTAAACGTTGGAACTTTTTCTGACACTTCAATTAATAGTAATCAAACATATAATGTGGTAGTTAATAGATCTGGTAATGTTTATTCTTGTTATATTAATGGTGTTTATAGATCTCAATTTACAAATGCTAATGCATACACTTATGCGGCAAATACCATAGGTAGTAATTATTTTGCCACAAGTACTGAATATTTTTCTGGAAATATATATGCAATGAGTTGTTACAACAGAGCACTCACAGCAGCAGAAATCTCACAAAACTACAATGCACTTCGTGGTCGGTTTGGATTGTGATAAATACCTAATAAGGTGGAAATACTAGGAGAATGGCACTTAACGATAAAAATCTTATTATTACTCCAAATATTGGTTCAACAAGTGAACCAAAAATAGATTTTGTTGGTGCTAGCACAAATACTGGACCATCAACGATTACTGCAACCATTTACTCTACGAATAATGGTACTATAAGTTTTGATGCAACTGAAGGATCTTTATTTTCTATAGTTAATAACTTATCAACTGGTTCTATTTTTTCAGTTAATCCAATTTCTGGTATTCCTATTATTGATGTAAATGCTGATAGGACTATTTCATTAAATCCTTTTGGTGGTAATACTGGTATAGGAACCACTAACCCAACATCAAAACTTCACGTTATTGGTGATGCTAGATTTACTGGAGTTGTTACCGCATCAAGTTTTTCTGGTAATGCTACTAGTGCTACTTATGCAACATCATCTGGTATAGCAACTTATGCCACATCAGCAGGAATAGCAACTTATGCAACAACTGCTGGTATTGCAACTTATGCCACATCAGCAGGAATAGCAACCTATGCAACCTATGCAACCAATGCTGGCGTATCTACATATGCAACTTCCAGTGGTATAGCAACTTATGCAACTTCCAGTGGTATAGCAACTTATGCAACTTCAAGTGGTATTGCTACTTATGCAACTAATGCTGGAGCATCAACATCAGTCATTGGTGGTATTGCATCCGTAACACAATTAAGTGTCTCTGGAATAACAACACTTGGTATTGTAACTGCAGGTAATATATTCTCTACAGGTATCATAACCGCAACGTCATATAGAGGTGATGGATCTTTACTAACTGGCATTAGTGCTTCTGGTGGTATAGCAATCTCCACTAATACAACAGACCAAGCACAATATATAACTTATACACCAGGAACAGGATCTACAACTGGATTGGGTGTAACTGCTACAGGATTAGTCTTTAATCCATTTAGCGATAATCTTGGAATAGGAACCACAAATCCAACATCAACTCTTCATGTTATTGGTAGTGGTAGATTTACTGGAGTAGTTACAGCAACTAGTTCTTCTTCCACTATTTCTGGATTTAGAAACGTCAGTATCTCAACTGAAAGTCCAACAGGAGGATCTGATGGTGATGTCTGGATTAAATATATACCATAAGAAGGAGGAAATATAAATGCCAGTTCTTTATGTCGATTATGAAGGTGGAAATGATAACTATGCAGGAACTAGTTTTTCTTTACTAGCATCTGGTACTGATGGTCGTATCACTAGCACAACTTTCTCTGCTGCTACTGCTAGTTTTCCAAATGATGGTTCTTTAATTAACCAGTATCTATCAATATTCAATGGATCAATTTATGCTGTTTATAGGATTACTGCTTGGATTTCATCAACATCATTAACAATCGCAGCAATCAGTGGTGGAACAGCACTTGCAGATCGAGCAATTGATAGTCAATACTATATTGGTGGAAGATGGAGGACTTTTGTAAATGGTGCAACAGGAGTCCGTATTGGTGCTGGTGATACTATTCGTGCAATGGCTAGTCCTGATCCAACAAGTCTTGGAATTAATGGTACTTGGACTAATGGTCCATTAGAACCTTCAAAAAATATTACTTCATCTACGGGTAATCCTGTTTCATTTACCCTACCTAGCCATGGATATAGTACTGGCGATACTGTAACAATCAACTGCAATAACCAAGCTAACCGCACTGGAACTTTTGAAATTACGGTAACTGGGGCGAATTCATTTACATTGAACGGAAATATTGCGGGCGACGCATCAAACCCTACTGGAAATGTAAGAAAACGCAATAACACTAGAGTTAGTTTAGCAAGTTCTGTAACACAAAATATTGAGTGTTGTGGTGAATTTAGCAACTGGACTGGTGCTGCAAACGTTACTCCTACATTAAATATAACATCCTTTAAAGAGCACCGAGCAAGTCAGCAGATTGCAGTTGGAGCAGCATTCTCAACTGGATTGGCATGTTATAAAACACTACCTGCTACATTAAATTTGAGTGGATATCAGCAGGTTAGTTTTTGGATCAATCAAACTGCCGGAACCGCTACAACTGCAACATCAATTAATCTTACACTTTGCTCTGATAGTGTTGGCGTAACAACAGTTAATACGATTCCAATTCCAGCACTCACTTTAAATAGATGGATTCCTATAACATTTAATAATGCTGCAGCACTTGGAAGTAGTATCAATTCTATTGCATTTAATGTAAACACTGATGCTGGTGCTCAAACATTCTTATTGGATAATATTATTGCTTGTAAGGCAAGTAGCGAACCGGATTCATTAACACTAACAAGTCTTATTGGTAAGAATACAACAGGCGAAACTTGGTGGCCGATTCAAAGTATTAATGGAACTCGTGTAATGTTAGATGGTAGAGATGCATCTAACTCAGTCATTCCTACAAGCGCCAGTTCTCGTGGTTACTATGGTCCAGTTGGAGTAGCAACTACTGCTACTGTTACAACATTTAAGAGAGAAACCATCAATGTTTTAAATAATGGATTGGGTGGAGTTTTTGCGCCATTAAACGATACCGCAGAATTTAGTGGTGGGTGGGATAGGACAAATATGTCTTCTCGAACTGGACAAACTTGGTATGATAATAGAAATGTTGGTGCGGTTTGTTATCAGGCTCCATCCACTAACACTGTAATAAGTCTTACTAATCTTTGTGCTACTAGATTTGATACTGGAATGCAAATATCTGCTAGTGGTGGTTCTGGAGTCACAGTAGGAATCACTAGTTGTGAATTTAATGGAAACGGTAACGCATTTCAACCATTACAAGGAGTCGCATCAATTGCAACAACCAGTGTATTTGCGGTAGCAAATAATAATGGAATTCGAGTAGGTGAGGGAGGAAACAGTAGTTTTGCTTCTTACAATTTAACTTTTAATGATATTACATCAAACAGTAATGTTACTGGTATAAGTATTGCTAACCTAGCAACAAGAGGATCTACGCAACTTACATTTAATTCAATTAAAAATAGTAATAACGGAACTGGTATAATTTTTGGAGAAAGTAGAAATCTTTTATTTACTAGTTGTGTTTTTAATGGCAATACTACAGCAATGAATCAGTCAAACACAACAAACTATGGAGTAAATAATACTTTTAAATCATTCACTTGCGATACAGATATAATTGTTGCTAATCCTGCTGGATGGAGATTTGAAGATTCCAATCTTTTAAGTATCACTGGATCTACATTTTCTAATGTTTGGGCATCAGACATATATTGCACAAATACTACTTTTTCTGCGGCTACCGAAGTTAGTGGACAGATGGTGGATTCTGATTGTCGTTTGTATTCACATAACCATGATAATACGATTGATAATCATAGAATATTTACTGATGGAGGTCTGATATCATCGGCAATAGATCAACGTAGAACTGCTAGTGGTATTAGTTGGAAGATGCAACCTACCAGTACAGTTCGTAGTAGTTTTTATCCATTAAGTCTTTCCATTGCAAAAATAGCAGTTTCTGCAAACTCATTAGTTACTGTTAAAGGATGGATGAGAAGAGACAACACTGGACTTACAATGCGTTTAGTTTGTAAGGGAGGGCAAATTGCTGGTGTAAGTACTGATGTAGCAGCATCTATGACTGCTGCTGCTAATACTTGGGAAGAACTTTCAATTAGTTTCACTCCAACTCAAAAAGGTGTGGTTGAGATCACTGCAGAAGCATTCGGTGGATCAACTCTTACTGGTTGGGTTGATGATTTAACAATTACGCAGGTATAAAACTATGTTGTACGAAGTTGTTTCTATAGAACAAGATATAGCAGGTAAATGGTATGCTCGTATCATCACTGCCGTTGATGAGTTAGAAAATCCTACTGAAACTCAATTCTTTAAGTTTGATCATGAACCTACGGAAGATGATATTCAATTGGTAATTGATCAATTGAAATTATTAAAACCAGAGGAGACACCTGATGCCGTTACCGAGTAGTAGAGATCTTATTACACTTGATTATGCTTATCTAGGACAACCATTCGTTCAGGTTCAAAATAATTGCGGTAATACTCAAAGTCTTGATACTGCTTATCTTGCTCAGCCCTTTGTCGGTGCTGGATCATCAGTAACGTCAAATGTTTATGTGAATGTAAATGGAACTTGGAAACAGGCATGTCAAGTTTTTGTAAATGTTTCTGGGTCTTGGAAAGCCGTTCAAGGCGATACACTTTATCCAAATAAAACTCTTTCTTGGAAATCTAATACTGTCACTGATCCTTATTTTACCAGTACCATGTTATTATTGCGTGGAGATGGTTTTAACGGATCTCAAAATAATACTTTTGTTGATAGTAGCAACAATAACTTTGCAATTACTAGAAATGGTAATGTAACGCAAGGATCTTTTAGTCCTTATGGAAACCGATGGAGTGTTTATTTTGATGGCACTGGGGATTACCTAACAACCCCCGATAACGCTGCATTTGATTTTGGTACAGGTGCTTTTACGATTGAATGCTGGGCTTACATCTCAGGTAATTCAGCACCAGATTTCGGGAATGAGCGAAATGCTACCTTGTTTTCCAACTACCCAACATCAGGAACAATCGACGGATATGCCCTAGGAATTAACGGCAGCTCCACTACAACCGGAACCGGATTAGTTTTTACTAACTGGGTAGGCGGAGTTCAATATCAGATTACGGCGCCGACAACTGTTGCCCAAGCAAGTTGGCATCACATTGCAGTTTCTAGAGACGGAACCACGACACGCCTCTTTTTGAACGGATCTCAAGTGGGCAGTGGCACGCTAGGTAATCAGAACGTCAACAGTTCATTCAATGTCAACATTGGCCATCTTGGATATATAAACTATTTACAAGCATTTAACGGATACATCTCAAACCTCCGTGTCCTTAAAGGAACCGCTCTTTATACTTCAAACTTCACTCCACCTACTTCACCACTCACTGCGATTACCAATACCTCTCTATTGACCTGTCATACAAATCGATTTTTTGATGGAAGCACAAATAACTTTGCGATTACAAAAAATGGTGACGCAGTAGTTAGACCAGTAGCACAATTTGTTCCAAGTCAAGAATTTTCAACAAATCTTATTGGTGGGAGTGCTTATTTTGATGGGACTGGGGATTATTTAACAGCTCCAAATAACGCAGCTTTTGCTTATGGTACTGGAGACTTTACAGTAGAAGGGTGGTTTTACCTAACAACATCAAACACAGCACAGTGTCTCATTGATTTTAGGTCGTCAGGATCCTCTTCAACTGGATTTTTTATTGGCGTAGTATCTGGCGGAAACTTCCAGGTCTGGAATAACGCCAACTTGGTAAACGTAAGTGCCGGAATTGCACTCAACCAATGGTATCACTTTGCAGTAGCAAGAAACGGTAGCACATTGAAAGCATTTCTTAATGGCACGGAAATCGCCTCTGTTACTAACTCAACAAACTGGAGCGATCAGGTCTGTTCGATCGGGAGAAGTGCTTCAGCAGGTGAGATAATAACTGGTTACATATCAAACCTCCGTGTCCTCAAAGGAACCGCTCTTTATACTTCAAACTTCACTCCACCTACTTCACCACTCACTGCGATTACCAATACTAGTCTTCTGCTTAATTCCACTAACGCTGGTATCTTTGACTCTACTGGTAAGAATGTGTTGGAGACAGTTGGCAACGCACAGATCAGCACAGCACAGAGTAAGTTTGGCGGGAGTTCAATTTATTTTGATGGAAGTGGAGACTGGCTTGACATCCCCAATCAATCGGACCTAAACGTAGGGACTGGTGATTTCACTATTGAATGCTGGATAAACAGAACTTCAGCAATCAGCGGCACTGGATTCGGAGATGTCTTTATCGGCAAGGGGTCCAACAACATTGTGTTTGACATCCTAGTTAGCACTGGAGTCATTAGGTTTGGTAGGTACGGAGGTGCTTCGCTTCTGGTATCGACAACTGCAGTAACTAATAACACTTGGTATCACATCGCTGTTACAAGAAATGGTACATCGCTGAGACTCTTTGTTAATGGAACCATAGAGGCTAGCACCACAAGTTCGGCGGATTTCACAAGTACGACTGCTTTAAGGATTGGATCAGATCCGTCGTTCGGCACCCAGATATTCAACGGATACATTTCTAATCTTCGGATCACAAAAGGTATCGCCAGATATAATGCTAATTTCACCCCACCGACAACATCTTTCCCTGACATATGATTGATTTTTTTATTTCCCATAGGGGCTTGACACCAGCAGCAGTAACACTCAATCCTCTTTATGCTATTACTGGTCTTGTTGGTGGTGCTGGTCTTTCTGCACCAGGTTTCTCTAACAATTCGATGCTGAAGAGAACGATTATAGAGTATTGTGAAGGTAGATTTAGCAACAAAATGCAGTTAGAAATAGCAAATAAATATTACAGTTGAGAAACTTGAGTACAGGATTGGGTTCAATTTTCAAGAGAACTTTGGAGGAAAAATTAAAAATGGCAACTGAAAGCACAACTCTTACTTTACCTTTAGCACATCTTTATTATCTGACTGCAGATACTAATAATCAAACTGGTTATACTCTTGAAGAAGATAGTGAGGAATATACTCAAATTCAGAATCAAATCTCTTCTGTAGAACAGGATATTTTAATGTGCCAGGAACACATTTCAAGTATCTCTTAATAATATTTTTTTATCATTTTTTGAAATTTTATGAATTTTGCAAAATTGGCATTGGAAAATGGTGGAAGTATTCATCCTTTAATTATTCCATCTACTGAATTAAAAGGACCATCAATTACTAATCCATCGATTTATGTGGATGGAGATACAATTAGAGTAAATTTGAGGAACATAAATTACACATTATATCATTCTGAGAAAAAAATATTTGAGCACCATTGGGGTCCTTTAGTTTACATTCATCCAGAAAATGACATTCGTTTACGTACTTGGAATATCATGTGCGAATTAAACGATGAAATGGAAATTACAAGGTATGATCATATTGATACTTCATCATTTCCAGACAAAGAATTATGGGAATTTGTTGGGTTGGAAGACTGTAGAATAGTTCGTTGGGATGGAAAGTTATATGTATGTGGAGTTAGGAGAGATTTAGACAAAATAGGCACAGGTAGAATGGAACTATCTGAATTGGAAATCACAAAAGATTATGTAAAAGAAGTAGCTCAATACAGAATACCAACTCCAGGTGATAACAGTTCTTATTGTGAGAAAAATTGGATGCCAATTACTGATATGCCTTTCCATTTTGTCAAATGGACTAATGGAACTGAAGTCGTAAAATACGATATCGAAACCGGAATCACAACTCAAGTTCATGTGACGGATTGGAAAGATTTGGGATGCATCGATCTAAGAGGTGGATCACAAGTAATAAAATTAGATGATAAAAATAGATTTTGTTTAAATCACGAGACTTTTCTATCAAGAAGTGAAGCAGATAGAAAAGATGGTTTATATCGCCATCGTTTTATCGTATGGGATGAAAATTGGAACATAATAAAAGTATCTAAGCAATTTTCATTCATGAATGCAAATATTGAGTTCGCGGTTGGTATGTGTGAATATAAAAATGATTATTTAATTACTTTTGGGTTTCAGGACAACGCTGCGTATTTAATTAGAGCACCAAAAAACTTTGTAAATGATTTCATATTCAACTAACACAATAAATTATGATATTAGATTTTAATTACGCATATAATAAGTACAACTTAAATGCGACTGGAATTATTCATATTGGTGGACATTATGGAAATGAGATAGAAAAATATAGGCAAAATAATATAAAAAATATAATATTATTTGAGCCATTATCATCTAATTTTTCAGTGCTTCAAAAAAATATTGAAGACATTAAGGAAAATGTAATCATACATCAAGTTGCACTAGGAAATGATAATCGTAGAGTTACTATGAATATTAGTAGTAACGAAGCTCAAAGTAGTTCCATTTTAACGCCAAAAGTTCATTTAACTGCTCACCCAGAGGTCTCTTTCAATGGGACAGAAGAAGTAGAAATGAAAAAACTAGATGATTATAACTACAAGGATTATAACATGCTAGTAATTGATGTTCAAGGTTATGAGTTAGAAGTACTAAAAGGCGCGACTAATACATTAAACTATGTAAATTACATTTATTGTGAAGTTAATAGAGATGAAGTCTATGAAGGTAATGCAAAAGTAGAAGAGATAGATAAGTTTCTTTTAAATTTTGGTTTTGAGAGAGTGGAAACTCAATGGTATTATACTCAAGTTTGGGGAGATGCTCTTTACATTAAAACAAAACCAAAAACAAAACCAAATATTTCCCTGATTTGTGCATGTAAAAATAGATACAAGGCACTAAAATTGGCGGTTAATTCTTGGCTAATGTTTGATGAAATTAAAGAAATAATTATAGTAGATTGGAGTTCAGATGATTTAATTAATGACTTAGTAAAATTAGATGATAGAATCAAAGTCATTAGAGTAAATGACAAAAAATATTTTAACTTATCTCAACCTTTAAATCTTGCTGCATCTTTTGCTACATGTGAGTATATATTGAAAGCTGATTGTGATTACATATTAAACCCATATTATAATTTTTTTGATAATTATAATATTGATGATAATTCATTTTTAAGTGGAAATCCAATATTTAAACATCACGAGGGAGAATTTGACGAAGATAATTTAAATTTACATAATATGCCTTTAGATGAAGTGGTAGATTATGTAAATTCACATGTACACTATTTTAAGTATCTAAAAGGACTTCTTTATGTTTCAAGATCTAATTTTAATAAAATAGGAGGATTTGACGAATCAATCCAGACATATGGATGGGAAGATGGAGAAATCATACAAAGACTGGAAAAATTAAATCTAGAGCACAAAAAAATCTATTTCGATTATAGTATTTTACATTTGCCACACCCAGACCGAAAAAGATTCGAAAATAGTGAAAATTATAGCCCAGAACGTGAAAATGAAATTAAAAATTATATTAGATCTGAATTCACAGAAGATGAATTAAATTGGCAAGTTGATTATGTGTTAATAAATGAAATGACAGAAAAAAATAAACAAAAATTATTTGAACAAAATAAGATATACTCTAACGATCAAAATTATTACATAAAACCAGAAACAAATTGGAATATACAACAAATTGATGGTAATTATTATGTCGCAACGGAAATGAATAAAAATCAATCTATTTTGAATGGATTCCCATCTGTTTATTATATAAGTCTAGAAGAATCCAGTGATAGAAGACAAATTTTAGAGTATCAATTTTTGAGTTATGATATTAAATTAAATGCAATCATATCAAAAAGGCACGAACAATCTGATGACATAATAAAAGGAGATTATATTCATACATTAAATAATGGAACAAAAGGTTGTTGCGTATCTCATCTGAAAGCAATTAAACGATGGTACGAAGAGACCGATGATGATTATGGTTTCTTTTGTGAAGATGATTTAAGTTTAGAGACTGTAGATTACTGGGACTTTACGTGGGAAGAATTTATAGAGTCTATTCCAGATGATGCAGAATGCGTTCAGTTGCTTACAATTAGAGATAACTATGAAACATATGAATTGAGGGAAAGATTGTGGAATGATTGGGGAGCCACAGCATACATTTTGACGAGAGCATATGCCAAAAAAATAATTGATACATTTATAGAAGAAGATGCATTCAATTTGAATTTACCTAATCAAAACGTGATGCCTTTAATTGAGAATATTCTTTTCTCTAGTGTAGGAAAATGTTATACCATTCCTTTGTTTGTAGAAAATATTAATTTCCAATCAACTTTTGTTGACAAAGACGAAGATGTAGTTGATGGACACAAAACTAATCATAAAAAAGCAGCAAATGTAGTTTTAAATTATTGGAAAAATAAAAATAATGAAGATGTAATTACACTTGATACTCTTTTGAGTGATTATTCCATAGACACGGAAAATCCAAACCATAATTTCAATCTAGGACTTTGGTATGAAAATCAAGGCCATACTGCCCCAGCATTATCATACTACTTGAGATGCGCAGAAAGAGCATATGAATCAGATTCTGATCTTGCATATGAAGCGTTAATTCGTGGATCATTTTGTTACGAAAAACAAGGAACAAGAGATGGTAGTTCTAGATCTTTACTTTTTCAAGCACAAGCATATAGAACAGACAGACCTGAAGCATATTTTCTACTCAGTTCTTTTGCACAAAAAAGAGAATGGTGGCAAGATTGTTATATAAATGCAGATCTTGCACTGAAATATTGTAACTTTGATTGTTTGCCATTGAGAACTTCCGTAAAGTATCCAGGTAAATATGGATTACTATTTCAGAAAGCTATTGGTGGATGGTGGTGGGGAAAATCTGATCAAAGTAGATCTTTATTGATGGAAATCATAAATGATTACGATTTAGAAGACGATGAGTATCAGGTAATGTGTGATACTTTGAAGAAAATGGGAATTGAGATTTCCGAAGAACGGAATGGACAGTGAAAAAACTGTCCACATGATTGCAAATCAGATGTGAACTGAGCTACGCTAAGAGCAAATGAATGATCACATGAATTCAAAAAATTTAGATAGACTCTTGTTTTTGGTTTCATTTTTCTGGTTTATGAATTGGCTCACTAGACTCACATATGCATTTTTAGTTTATGTTGGATCTTGAAATTGTTAATTGCAAAAGACGTGAACCACTTTGCATTGACATTGTAGAGTGGTTTTACTACAGGAACTTAACTGATTATACATTAGAAATCATAATTGAACATAAAAATTTAAAGAAAGATGAAGTGTATGGTTACTGTGATGTTTCTCCCTATGAAGAAAACCCAAAAACCCCAAGAAGTTTTTTAATTGAAATTGAAAAGACGTTGAAGACAGATGATTACATTAAAATTATCCTCCATGAATTATACCATGTTTTTCAATTTTGTAAAGGAGACCTTAGGTTAAGGGATAAAGGAAGATATTGGAAGGGAAATCTAATTGAAAATCTTGATTATGAAGAACAACCACATGAAATTGAAGCAAATGAATATGAATTAAAACTTTATCATGAATTCCTGACATTCTTAGATAATGCTTGACAAAACCCTAAAACAGCAGTAGAATCAGCTTTGTCAGGTTTGAAGATAAATTATATACTTAATTAATTCATAAGAACTTAATAATAAAAATAGTTTAGATTATTTTCGAAGAAAAGTTTCCGAAGGAAACTATCCACTTTATAAAGTGTCATAAGGACTATCTAGGTAGTCCTTTTTTGCTGTATCATTAAGGAAATCAACCAACTGACCATGAAACTCCGTATCCATCAACAACGAGCTATTGATTCCATGTCAGTTCATGACAAAGGAATTGTTACTATGACAACTGGTGCTGGTAAAACCAATGTTGGAATTGTTGATGTAATGCGTCAGTTTGAACTGAATGAACCACAAACTATTTGTATCGTTGCTCCTAGAATTCTTCTAGCTTGTCAGTTGAGTTCTGAGTATCTAGAGCATATCAAGAATGCTCGTGTACTTCATGTGCACTCTGGAAAAGTTCAACACTATCATACCACAAAAACTAAAAATATTCAAGAATGGATGCAGATCCATAAGAATCACCATAAGATCATTTTTACCACATATAACTCTCTTCGTCGCATTCAGGAAGCCAATATCAAGATCAATACTTACATCATGGATGAAGCACATAATTCTGTGAAAAGATCTTTCTTTGAGCATGTAGAGAATGCATCTAAAACATCTGATCGTTGTTTCTTCTTTACTGCAACGCCAAAGACAAGTTCTGTCTACGATAAGCCAGGTATGAATTTGTCTGAGATTTATGGCAATAATATTTGTAATGTATCTGCACCTGAATTGATTCAAAATGGTTATATTGTTCGACCAAGAGTTGTTACTGCTGAGCTCGAATCTGTGATTGATAATGTTGCAGAAAGAGATCGTAATCATCTACTTCAAATTATTGACGAACAAAAACTCAATAAGATCATGGTTGCAGTGAAGACCACAAAGAATATGATGGCACTATTTGCTGAGACTGATTTTCAACAACAACTGAAAGATCGTGGTTATTCACTACTTCACATTACATCACAGCATGGTGCATACATTGATGGTGTAAATGTAAACCGAGAGAAATTCTTTCGTACTTTGAATTCATGGGGTAAAATTGACTCTAAGAAATTCATTGTCATGAATCACAGCATTCTTGGTGAAGGTATCAATATTTCTTGTCTGGATGCTGTGTGTTTTATGCGTTCTTTGGATGTGACATCCATGCTCCAGAACATTGGTCGTACACTTCGTCTACATCCAGATGATGCTGCTGGTATGCAAAATGGTAGTGTAATTCCTGGTGATCTTACTACTTACTTAAAGCCAGAAGGTGTTGTGATCTGTCCAGTATTCAATAAGAGTACATCAAATTCTGCCAATCAAGTTCAAAATATTGTAGATGCAGTGTTTCAACGAGGAGAACTGGTTGCACAAGAAATTCAAAAATAATGGTGTTATAACTAGTTAAATCTGAAAAAGAGGTAATCATGCAAATTCTCACATCAGAAAATACAACTCTACGGAAGAAATCCAAGAGAGTTTCAGCAATTGATGATTCTGTAAGGAATTTAGCATATTCTATGATTAAAACCATGTACGATGCGAATGGCGTTGGTTTATCTGCTGTTCAAATTGGAATTTTAAAGCAAATTGTTGTAATTGATAATTTTGGTGAACCAATCGTGATGGTCAATCCATTGATCACTAAAGTTTCTGAAGAAACTATTGAAATGGAAGAGGGTTGCTTATCTTGTCCTGATGTTTTCAAGAAAATAACTCGTCCAAAAAGTTTAAATGTCAAGTATCGTGATTTAAAAGGAAAACCACATTTTGAATTTTATGACGGACTTATTGCTCGAATTATTCAACATGAGATACTGCACTTATACGGAGAACTTATCGTATGATCACCACACAAACAAAGGCGGCATTCGAAAGAATAGAAGAAGCATTAGTAGGTAAGACTGACGATCGATTGGATCTTTTAATTGCAAATCTTGATCGACTTCTAGAGAAAGCAAAAGAAATTAAAAAAATTTCAACTCAGAATCGAATTGGCGATTACTGACAGCCAATTTAAAAACTGTCTACTTCAATGGTAATCATTGAATTTTTTATGGTAGAATTCTTTTGTACATGATAATTGACCATGGATCAAAACGACATTACTGTCACACTTACAGAAGTGGAGCACGAACTGATTAATGACATTCTGCTACATGCCCTAGAGTCCATTCATCTTGTAGCACCTTATAATGCTGGAATCTGGGATTTGCCTATTGACAGTCCTATTCTTCAACGCTATACTTTGATTGAAAACCTGAAAGAACGATTCAATCTTCTTTGGGCAGATCGTTTCGAAACTGGAGATTCTCTGTGAAATTTTGTGACCTTGACTTTCATTCACACGGCTCTTTCCCAGATGGTATTGCTGCACGATACTTTTTTCCGAATGGATATGGGGTGAGTGTAGTACAATTTCCTGGATCTTATGGTTACGAAGAAGGACTATATGAAGTGGCAGTCCTCAAAGGACTTGAAGAAAACTGGGAAATATTCTATGATAATCACATCACTGACGATGTGATTGGATATCAAACGGTAGATAATATTGATAATCTTCTCTCACAAGTTGAATCTCTTTAATTATGAAAACTTCTACTACAGTCGGTATAATTTTTGTTGCTGTTATTATTGTAACTTTCAGCATCTTATTTGAGGCATGGTTGCTTGGACTTATTCTTTCCTGGTTCAATGTATCCTTGACTTTCTGGCAGAACCTTGCTATTGTGGCTCTTGCTAATATGATTTTCAAAAACACTGGAGTGTCTTCTAAATGAAAAACCAAAACGGATTTATTGACCCTACTATTGCTGTTGGTCTTCTTTGTGTAGGTGGATTTGCTGCTCTTCTGTTTATTGGTGGTCCACAATACAATGTGTGGCAACAATCTCTTGCTGGTAAGGCAGAACTGCAAAAGGCAGAATATACTCGCCAGGTAGCAGTTCTGGAAGCACAAGCAAAGAAAGACTCAGCACAACAACTTGCTGATGCTGAGATTATCCGTGCAACTGGTGTTGCCAAAGCAAACCAAATCATTGGTGATTCGTTGAAAGACAATCGTGAGTATCTTCAGTATCTGTATATTACTGGTCTGGAAGATGGTAGCAAGAATGGCAATGTAACCATTTATGTTCCTACTGAAGGTGGTATGCCTGTGCCAACTCTACAGATGAACAAGTGACAGTTTAAAGACTGTCACATCAGCACTCCAGAGTGGTTCTGGAGTGCTTTATAATGGTTTCGTACACAACAATAACAATGACTGAATTCATTCATGCCTGCAAAGACTGTAAGCATTGTCGCTTGATTCCTGGTCTTTTTCATGTTTGCGAAAAGCATTATGTTGAAGAATTAGATTATATCAATGGTAAAGTTTATGCTGTTGATATGATTTGCATAGAAGTTAGAAAAGATAAGTCTCTTTGTGGGAAACATGGTAAAGATTTTGTACAAAGAGAACAACCACTTGAAGATGATAAATCTAAATCTACCTGGTGGCGCATCAAACAGATGATCAAACAACTATTCTGAAAATCCTATGACTATTGAAGGCTCAGTTAAGTTTATCTACGAAACCAAAACAATTGGACATCCCCAGTATCATGAGGCATATCCAGATATGATTGACGATCAGACTATCACGATGGAAGTACCTTCCACTGAAATGAATGTCTACCAGCATTTTAATCTGTTCAATTCATTTCTTCGTGCAGTTGGTTTTGATGAACTAACAATTATGAGAGGTGCAACTGGACTTGCATTTAGTGATATGCGCAAAGACGAAGATATGCGCAAAGTTGCAGATGAGCATGACATCATGATGTCAGAACATCATGATCGAATTGTTTCGGATTTAGAAAAAGAAATTTTGGATTTAAAGGCAAAGCTATCAAGATTTGAGAACCCCAGTAATCCAAATTACACAGACGAAGAAATGGATGCCATGACCGCCTGGAATGGTTCAATTCCTGGGTCACCAAGCGCAATTGCTTCTGGTTGTAAGTGTCCTGTGATGGACAATGAAGAAATGCCTGAAGAGCGTAAGTGGGTGAATGCCGATTGTCCAATTCATGGTAAAGTAAAATGACTGATAGAGCAAAAGAGTTTATGAGTTTTGTGTGGGATCAGCGAAATAACCAAGGCGCTGATACTGAGGAAAAGTTAGTTGCTGCTATTCTTTCTCTTGCCGCTGAGTATGTGAGGTATTATGTGGCACAAAATGATCTTATCGTTTTAGATAAGAATGATATGCTACAACTTGCTGAGGAACTGAGACAGTGAAACTCATTAAATTCTCTCACCATGAAGATTTTGGACACGAGTGGTATGTTCAATTTTTATTTACAGACCGTTGGGCACTCTTTCAAGGTTCTGTGAGTTGGAATGATTTTCCTGGTTGGCCTTATATTCAAATCAAATCTGGAACTGGTAGTGTTCTAAGCATTATATTCTGGACATACAAGTTTGGATTTGATATTGGTATTTGCGAACATACCTGGAATTTTGAGTATCTTAATGACATTGAAGGGGAAGACCATGAATCAACTACCTGATAAAGAACAACTGGATGCAATGTGGATGCTTGCCACAAATGCCAGTTTTGAAACTGGCACAAGACCTCACTATGGATTCGCAGATCTGCTGTATGATTATCTCAACGACATCGATCAATCAGCAGGACTTACAGAATGAGCGGCGGACACTTTGGAGATTACTGCTATTTTCAGGTCTCCCAATTTGCCAGAGATTTAGAGGAAGAGATTAAAAATAATTCTACTCCAGATGAATATGGATATACTAACAACTATTCACCTGAAGTGATTGAGTATCTTGAGGAACAGGTTCATTATCTTCACAAGATTTCGGACATTATGTACCACATTGACCGTCTTTATTCTGGTGACCACGGAGAAGATAGTTTTATGGAACGGGTGAAAGAAGTTGAGGAAAAGTATGGCAGTTGAACTGATATCACAACCTTATTATGGTTTCACCTATCCTATTCTTAGTGATGGTGTAGTAAAAACATTTATTCATAAGTCTTGCGAACCAAAGGGATTCATTCGTGATATACTTTCCTTTACAGAAAATCTAATTGGTATTGATTTTAAGGCAGTAAAAAAACAAAGGAACGCAGAACTTAAGTTTTTTGAAATTCCACTAATTGCAAATGAACCGACTTATGTTGGACTTGCTGTTCCTTATGTTTCCCGTGTTGGTAATACTTGGAATCTTTATGTAAAAACAAATCCAGTATCTTCAAAAAAATGGATCTATCTTCACGAGTTCGGTCACTTTCTTGGAATGGAACATCCATTTGATGATAATGATAATGATGTATGGTATGGTGAATCTACAAATGATACTGTAATGTCCTATAACTATCAACCAAGTTCCTATTGGTGGTTTAGGCGGGCAGATATTGATACGATTACTGGTATGTGGGTCGGTTGAGAAACTGGCACAAGGGGTCTTCACGGAGACCCTTTTTTGGTCTATAATGACTTCATAGATAACAAACCGATGACCTACGACCAACTCTACGATCATATCGTCAACTACATTTCTCTGCCTTATCCTGTTATTACTGGTGAGATTACCAACTGGACAGGAAAACCTCTTGAACACGATAAGAAACGTGCTTGTCTAATTCTTGGTGCTTTTATGGAGTTTATCCTTGATTGTAATGATGCTGGTATTGATGTAAGGACTCTTGATATTACTGGTTTTGTAAATGAGAAACTTGATGAACTGAAATGACCGACCTTTCTAACTTTACTTACAAGCAAATACAAGAACTTGAAAGGCAAATTGAAGAACAGAAAAGGTTGATTCAAGAACGCAAGAAGTTTTTGAGTCAAACAAAAGAGTGTGCGGTTGGATATAAGGTGACTTTTTGTGTGAAGTTCAATCCTTATGCTCACGAACACGATGAACTGTGTAGTAAGGAAGAATTTGGTGATTGGCTGGCAAATGTTACCGCAAAACAAATTATTGACTACTTTGGAATTAAAACTCCTGTTGAAGATGTAAGTGGTTTTGATATTACAGAAATGACCGATAAAGACAAGGTAGAATGGAAATGTTTTTGGGAGAATGAAGAATGAACTACCTCTGCCTTGTTGATGGTGTCGTAGAATACGGCAGCACAGACCTCTACCAATTCAATCATTATCGTATGGTGTATTACGAAGACCACAAAGATGCTGAAAATGTAGAGTATCTTGTGCTGACTGATGAAGCATACAACGAAATGTTCCCTTGTGAGGATGAAGAATGAAACTCTTTCAATACGATAAAAAAGTTTGGGATAATGGTGAAACTGACCGCACTTGGCAGTTTGGTATCATCAACAATCGTTCATTACTTTGGATGAATTATGAAAATCCCAGTAGTTTAGTCCATAGCAATGGTGGATTTCACATCATGCTCTCATTTCTTACTTCTTCTTCTCTTTTTGGAGTAGATTTTCAAGTCGGTAAGGTTGGTTTCAGTTTTAACTTTTTCACAACATACTTTGATGGGTGGCAAGAATGAAAATCTATTGTGTGGTTGATAATGTTGATTTGGGTTATCATATTGAGTATGCTTCCACTTCCAAAGACAAAGCAAATGAGGTATTGATTGTGAAACTTCAGGAAGAAAGACAAAAATTTTATACTACTTATGAAATGATTGAGATTGAGGTGGAAGAATGACTGAAAGAGCAAAAAAGATTATGGAAGCATACGAAGCAGAGGATACTTACAACTTCCCAAATGACGGAGTTGCTGCTGCTCTCCGTGAAGTTGTTATTGAAGTAATACTCAAGTATATGCAGTATGCTGAATGGGAAATAGTCAATAAAATTATGGAAGACATTAACGAACTTGCTGATGAATTGGAGGCACTATGAAAAACTTTGAAGGAATTGATTGGGCAGTTTTGTCTGTATTTTTTATTGCAATCGTTGCTGGTAGTATCATCACTTATGATGCCCAACAACAACGAGCACTCTTTCAACAAACATACAATAAGAACTTGGAGTGTCGTCAAGCACTCAAAGACCAAACAGTAGGACGAGTAAGTGAGATTTGTGGAACAGTTCCACAAATCAAAGATTTTGTTGGAGGAAACTGAAATGTATAGTAATGATGATAATTGGTGGGGACTTATTCTTTTATTCGTTTTTTGTTCTTCTCTTGTGGGTATGTTGTTATATGTTGATGGACAAGGATACAAAAAGGGAGTGAATGAAACTCTTGTTTTGTGTATGGAGAACCCAAAAGATTGTAAAATTAAGTATGATTACTTGAAGTTGGAAGAGCAGAAATGATTGAACTTCGTATCGTTGAGAATGAACTGGGAGTGAAACCAGACATTCAGTATCGTCATCATCGGTTTGGATTTAATGCGAGTGGAGCATTATGCCCATTAGCACCCGAATTTATTTGGAGTGAATGGAAAACTGCCGAATGGGTAACAGCAGAGGAGATTGAAAATGATTGAAATTCAAAAGAACTACAAACTCACACTCACAGAGCAACAAGCAAAAGAACTCTACTGGATTTTGAAAGATGTAAATTTGGATGTTGATAATGAGTTGAAACTTGTTTATCACGAACTCAAAAAGATCTTTGATAGTGGTATCCGATGAAAAAGTATCGTATCAAAAAAGAAACTTATGGTGGTACTACAAAGTATTTTCCACAAGAGAAATTTTTGTATTCTTGGTATAATATCTTTGCCTATGAGGTTTATTTTGATGGTGGATATGATACTCTAGAAGAAGCACGGAAACGACTTTGTGACTATTGTAGAGAACCTGTGGTAGAATACCTGAACTTTGACCCTAATGAGGACTGCAAATGAAAATTTATTCACTCTATTATAAAGACACATTCGTAGTCGCATTTCCAAATCGGGAAGATGCTATTGATTATGGTAAGAAGTATTATGATGAGTATGCTTGGGATTGTAATATCCTTGAAGAGTATTTGAGTAAATCTCCGTTAGTTTATACTCCTCCACATTATACTTCTCTTCATTCTCTCACTCCACAACAAACAATTCCTTGTAATAATGTAAAATGAAATATTATCTTCTAATCGCAGGATACAACTTTTATCCTGCTCCACATACTGATGATTGGATTGGATGTTATGATACTGAGGAAGAAGCAGAGGAGAAATTGAAAGAACTCAGACAAGAAAAGTATCCTGTTGAATGGTGGGATATTGTTGATTTAAGGAGTTGGATTGGTAATGACTAAAACTCAATCAGCATTAGAACGAGTTATTATTGAACTTGATAGTTGGTGTGATAATTGGACACCCACATCTTATAATGACCCTCGCATCAGTTTGAGACAGATTGCTGACCGTGCTCGTGATGTTTTAGAACAGGAGAAAAATGACTATGATTTTAGATGAAGAAGTCATCAAACTTGTAAAAGAACACTTTGAAGAAGATTGGGATGAAAATGATGGTTGGGAGTATTCTGGAAACTTTGATGCCTTTGTGAAGTTTGCCCAAGAAATCTTTCAAATGGGTTATAATGAAGGTAG